TGGTGGTTTGATCAGTGCGAGACGGACAAAGGCATCGCGGCGTTCATCAAGCTCGTCGGGCAGCACAAACCGATCAAGTGGTTCAACGAAGGCGGCCTGATCGACAAGGCGATCGGCCCGGCGATCCGCCAGGCCATGCGCATCAATCGGACGTTCGTCGCGATCGAGTCGCTGAGCATCCTTGGCGACAAGGCGGTGAAGCTCCAGGCGTTCCACGCGCGCGCCGCGGCGCGGACCTGTCACTTCCCTATCCGCCGCGCTTGGACCGACCATGTGATCGAGCAGCTCATCAAGTTCCCCGGCGGCCGGTGGGACGACGCAGCCGACGTGTGCGGCCTGATAGGGCGGGGAGTAGACAAGATGTTCGAGGCCAGCGTATCCTTACCGGAACGTCGGCCATTGCTCATTCCTTTTACGGAAAAATGGCTGGAGTACAATGACCGCAACGAGAAGCCAAAGGTGAGGTACTTCTAGTGCCAGCAGGATACCCGCCGGGGAACTGGATTCCAGATCCACCCCCAAAAGCGAAGTCACAGCCGGCCAAGCCGGCGGCACAGAGCAAGCCGACGATCCAGAAACCGACGCCGACATCGCAGCGGCCTGCGAACGCGCCCGCTCCGGCTACGCACATTCGACCTGCGGGACCCCCGCATGCCATCACGAGGAAACGACCATGACCATTCAGACAGTTGAAGCCACCGTAGTGACCGTTGCCAAGGCCGTTGTGGCTTGGGTGTCGGCCCATGTGAACAGCGCCGTGCGCAGCGCCGTCGTTGTGGCGACCGCCGTGTACGTCGGCGTGACCGTCATCAAGCACCTGATCTAACGTGACCAGCGGCGCCGATAACGGCCTCCACTCCGGGACCGCCGGCATCCAGACCGACCCTACACAGTCGGCGGATGGCGGCTTTCCGAAGCCGGGCGTTGATGGGCAGATGGGCGGGGAAGACAAGAACGACCCCGGCGAGGAAGCGCTCGTCAAAAAGTTCTGGGAGAAGTACGATCTCGCGCGCAAGTTTGACGAGAACTTCCGCAAGCAGGTCGCCATCGACCGCCGCTACGCCGCCGGCACCTCCGACTTGGCCTGGGCCGTCACGACCAACCTGATCGGCGCCTTCATCGACATCCTGACAGCCATTCTCTACGCGAAGGACCCCGACGTTAGCTGCCGCAAGGCGATGCAGGTCGATGAGGAAGGCACCGCGCAGACTGACCAGTTCGCGAAGACCCTCGAAATCGTCATCTCATCCCTATGGCGCCGCGGCAAGCTCAAGAAGCAGGCCCGCAAAACCGTGCGCAGCACGCTCTCAACCGCCGAGGGTTGGCTCAAGTGCAACCTGATCAGCGAGAAGGTGCCGCAGCCGCAGACCGAGAAGGCGCTCAACGACGTGCAGGAGACCCTCGGCCATCTGCGCGCGCAGATGAAGCTCATGGAAGACCCGCAGGGGCAGACGCAAGAGGAACTGAACGCCGAGCTGGCCGAGAAGGACGCGCTGCGCCTCGACCTGGAGCAGAAGCTGGAGCTGGCAGTCAACAAGTTGTTCTGCATCGACTTCATCCCGTGCGAGCGCATGCAGGTTTCGACCGACGTGACGTGCATCGAGGATCATCTCGAAGCCAACTGGAATGCCAACGAGGAATATCTGGACCGCGACGAGGCGCTCGCGCGCTTCGACCGGCTCACGCTGGAGGATCTGAAGTCGGCGAAGATGTACTACCAGCAAGAGCCGAAGGAAATGACCACGCGCGACATCGACAACGTGTTGCCGCAGGGCTTGCTGACCGCGGAGAGCGCGCAGGCGTTCGTTTCGCACCAGGCGAGCCCCGAGCAGCCTCCGTTCGTGCGCGTCGTGGAGAGTTGGAACCGCCAGGACAAGCTCATTCGCACCTCGATCGAGGGCGTCAAGAAGTGGGCCGTGATGCCCTACTCGCCGCCGCTGCCGACGAGCCGTTTTTACCCGTATTTCTACCTCGGCTTCTACGAAGTCGATGGCTCCCGTCACGCGCAGTCGCTCTCGTGGCGTATGTACAAGCTCCAGGATGAATTCAGCGCGACGCGCAGCAACTTCCGCATCACACGCGAGCGTTCGATCCCCGGCGTGCTGTTCAATGCGACGATGTTGGATGAGGTTGAGGCGAAAAAGCTCACCGAGTCCAAGCATCAGGAGTACACCGCGCTGCGCCCGACCGATCCGGGCATGCCGCTCGCCAATTGCTTCGCGCCGAAGCCCGTTCAGGGCATCGACCCGCGCCTTTTCGACCCGACGCTGATCCTGAACGACATGGAGCGCGTCTCCGGCGTGCAGGAAGCGCTGTCAGGCTCGCTGAGCGCCTCCGGCAACCCTGTTACGGCGACCGAAGCCAACATTCAGCAGGCCGGCACCAACGCGCGCACGACTTGCGACCGCGATTTCCTCGAAGACCTGCTCACCGACCTTGCGGTCTACACCGCGGAGCAGGCGCTCGGCGAAGGCGGCGTCACCACGCAGGAAGCGCAGCGCATGGCCGGCCCGAAAGCCTTCTGGCCCGCCGGCATGTCGATCGAAGACCTGTTTACGATGGTGGAAATCGAGATCGAGGCCGGCACGACCGGCAAACCGCGTCAGGGCGGCGATCAGCAGGCGTGGGCGACCATCCTGCCGCTCATCGAGAAGATGCTTGGCCAGATTCGCCAGGCGTTCGCCACCAACGACCACGCGACGGCGAATTCGCTCATCGAGTTGGTCAAAGAGACGATGCACCGCATGGGCGACGAGTCCGACCCGGACCGTTTCATCCCGCGCATCCCGCCGCCAGGCTCGCCTGGGGCCGGCGCGCCGCCACCCGCGGTCATCCCGAAGATTACCGTGCAGCTCAAGGGCGAAGTCTCCCCGGACACCGCCCAGGCGCTCGCGCAGCCTGCCGTTACGATGGACGCCATCCATCAGGCTATGATGCCTCCGATGCCGGGCTCCGGCGTGCCGGGAGCACCCGCGGCTGCGCCAGGACCCGTTTCAGGCTCGATGTCGCCCGCCGCGGCACCGGGCGCTCCCATGCCCCCAGGACCGATGCCCCCACACTAGGATAAGCCAACATGCCCGATCCCACCCCACCGGATCTGATGGACGTAATCGACCACGCCATGGAGACCGGCGACACCAGCGGCACGCTTGACGGCAGCGCCGAGGAACCTGTTGGCCACGTTGCCGATGAGGAAACCCCTGAAGGCGAAACGCCGGAAGGCGAGGAAACCCCAGAGGGTGGGGAAACCCCGGAAGGCGAGGAACCCGCTGCTGAAGGCGACGGCGAGCGTAATGCTGACGGCACCTTCAAGAAAAAGGCGAAGGCCGAGGAAAAGCCGGAAGGCGAAACCAAGCCGCAGACCGAGGCTGAGAAGGCCGCGGCCGCCGCAGCGGCAGCCAAGAAAGATCCCATCACCGACCCGATCCCGAAGGATCTGAAGCCCGAAACTCAGGAGCGCATTCGCACTCTGATCTCGCGGACGAAGGAAGCCGAGGAAAAGGGCGCCGCGGTGTCGAAGGACTTCGACTACATGATCAACGGCATCAAGGCCACAGGCACCACTCCTGAGCAGTACGGCGAGCTGTTGAGCTGGATGTCGCTGTTCAACAGCGGCAACCCGGAGCAGCAAGGGAAGGCCCTGGAGATCCTCGACAACATGGCCGACCGGCTGGCCATGTTGATCGGCAAAGAGCGCAACATTGGCGATGCGATGACAAACCATCCCGATCTTCGGGATGCCGTTGCCAAGGGCCAGATCACGGCGCAGTACGCGAAAGAGATCGCGCGCACGCGCAACGGGCAGACCTTCCGTCAGGAGATCACGACGCAGGAGCAGCAGCGCCAGCAGCAGATCCAGCAGCAGACGCAGGAGAAGCAGGGCGCCATCACCTCACTCAACGAGCTGGAGGCATCGCTCAAGGCGACCGATCCGCAGTACGAGGCCAAGAAGGCGCAGCTCCTGCCGATCCTGAAGCCGATCTTCGCGAACCTCCCGCCGGCTCAGTGGCGGGCGCAGTTCGAGGCGGCCTACCGCCGCGTCACGATCGCGGCCCCGCAGCGCGTTCCGAAAAACCAGCCGATGCGCGGTGGACGCGCCGCGGGCGCCGGTGGCGGCAAGGGCTCGGGCAACATGGCGACAGAGCCGGGCAGCATGCTCGACGCGGTGAACGCCGCGCTCGACGGGATGGGCAAATGAGCAAGGAAATCCTGCCCATGCAGCCGATGGCCCTCGGTGGCGATCGGCGCAGCGCGATGATCACAACCCCGCTGCGCGGTCGCGCGGTGGACTTCGAGTACGTCGTGAGCCTGATGCAGTCCACCGGGATACACAGCGGCTGGATGCCACTGAACGGGCAATCGGACATTTATGTGGCCAGGAACACGCTGGCGAACGCCTTCCTGCTCCAGTCGAAGCTCGAAAACCAGATATGGATCGACGGAGATATAGGCTGGTCGCGCGCCGATCTGCTCAGCCTGATCGACTGCGAGTACCCCCTGGTAAGCGGACTTTATTGCGGACATGGCGTGCCGCAATGGATCTGCCGCGATCAGGAGGGTAACGAGGTTGCGCCCGACAAGATGCCTGAGACCGGCTTCAAGAAGGCGAAGCTCGTAGGCATGGGGTTCCTCAAGGTGCACCGTTCCGTGTACGAAACGATCATCGCCAAGGGGCTCGCGCCGAAGTACGGGGTGTGTCATCAGTTCTTCAACGGGAGCATCGAAGATGACTTTTTGCTCTCGGAGGATTATAGTTTCTCGTCACTGTGCAGGAAAGCGGGCATCCAGCCCATGCTGAACTGCGACGTGCGCGTACTTCATGGGGGCAAGTCACTTGGCAAAATCAATCCCAACAGCGGCTCCGGCCGTTGATCCGACCATGCATCTCGACGGCGAGCACGCCAAGCCGTTCTTGAAGCGCAAGGTCGGGGACAAGGTGCACTTCACCGGGCACGGCGAAGTGTCGCGTATCAGCACGGACCAGAACGAAGACGGTGAGCCGATGCACAACGTCACGCTCAAGGTCAAAGAGATGAAGCACCGCAAGAAGACTGCGGAGCTGCCCGGCCAGGCCGGCGGCAAAGACGCCGAAATGCAGAAGGGCGGCAAGGCCGCCATGGATCAGGCGCTCGCCCTTGATGCCGAGACGGCGAACCAGGCGAATGCGGAGTCTGGCAGCGGCAGTTGACGTTGGCACGACTTTTGCCGTAACCTTGCCGAGCTAGACCTTCAGGCGTAATCCGGCCTCGCCCACCGGGACTGCTCCCGCAGTCGCGTATTTCAGACTCGCACTCTGAGAAGGCCAGTGGATTCGTCCATCAACCTTTTGGAGTGCCCAAATGCCTTTTACCACCGAACAGTTGGCGTACGCAGGTAATGCGGCCATCAACTACTTCCTGCGCAACGACCCGATCGACCAGATCAACGTCGAGCGCCCCCTGATCAAGAAGCTGATGGAAGGCAAAAAGCCTTACGTCGGCGGCTTGCAGTACGTTGTCGAGCAGCTCCGCTACTCGAACGACAGCAACTTCCAGTCGTACTTCGGCGACCAGCAGGTCACTTACAATCGTAAGCGCACCTTGCAGCAGGCGAAGTACACCTGGGGCAGCTTCCATGACGGCTTCGGCTTGAATGAGGATGAGCTGGCCCAGAACGGCATCGTGATGACCGACGACAAGTCGTCTGTCCCGAGCGACGCCGAGAAGGTGCAGCTCACCAATCTTTTGAAGGAAAACACCGAGACTCTGAAGCTCGGCTTCCAGCAGAACTTCGACATCATGCTTCACCTCGATGGCACGCAGTCGGCGACCAACATCCCCGGCCTCGACCTTCTGGTGAGCACGACCCCGACCGCCGCTTCGGTGGTTGGTGGCCTCGACCAGTCCGTGTTTACCTGGTGGCAGAATAGCGCCAACACGGGCATTTCCACCTCGACTGCGGGCAACCTGACGCAGCAGATGGAAATCACCTGGCGTAATTGCATTCGGTACGGCAACTTTGCCCCCGACTACATTCTCGCCGGTGAGTTGTTCATCGACGCCTACCGTCTCGACAGCAAGGCGACGATCAACCGTACCGTCTACATGAAGGACGATGCGTCCCCGACGAAGCTCGATGGAGCAGTTGGCGAAGGCGTCCGCACGGGTCTGTACTTCAAGAACCGTGAAATCATGTGGGACCCCGTGATGGCCGAGCTGGACGAACTGTACAGCCCGACGATCCAGTGGGAAAAGCGCTGCTACTTCCTGAATACCCGCTTCCTCAAGCTGCGGCCGATTCAGGGGCACTGGATGATCAATCGCACGCCTCCGCGCGTGTACGATCGCTACGTCCATTACTTCGCGCTGACGGCGAAGGCGGCTCTCACGACCGGCAAGCGCAATGCGCACGCTGTTCTGAGCATTTCGTAAGGCAACCACAACCCCGGAAGGCGGGGAGCCGCAAGCTCCCCGCCCTAACCCGAAACCTTAGAGGATATTTCCATGCAGCTTCTGAACCTTCTCGCAAACCTGCCGGTCTACCTGGTGTATGACGAGGCTCCGATTCCGTTCGGCGACCCGTTCACCGGCGCGACCGCGACCAGCAGCACCGCTGCGATCGTTTTCACCGTCGTGGGATACGAGGCGACCGCGGGCGACCGCGTTAGCTTCTCGACCACTTCGGCGTCTGGGCAGTTCCTCGACACCGCTCTGAGTGTCGGCATCATCTACTACGTTGTGAGCCCGTCAACCGACACCTTCGAGGTATCGGCGACCAAGGGCGGCAGCGCGATTGCGGCGGTCAGCTCGACGGCGAGCGCCTGCACCGTGCACCTGGTTTCCAACCAGGTTGACGGCACCGTGATGCCGTTCAAGCCGGGCTACACAGTCGTGGCGTTGAATCTGAGCACCTACAGCGTCACGCTGTACGGCGCCCCGGATTCGAGCGCTCCTGTGCCGGGCACCTACACGGCGCCCGCCGGCCCCGGAACCTTCACTGCCATTACCCCGGTCGGCGCTGCAAGCGCTGCGATCGCGGCTGGCACGGCGGCTCTGGTGCAGCTCAACAACGACTGGATCAAGTGCAGCTCGACTGCGGGTTGCATCCTGCTCCAGAACTAAGGGTATACTGGCGGGGCTCCATCGTGGAGCCCCACCAGGAATCCTTATGTTTTACGTTCAGGTAAAAGTGAAGCGTGACCCGCAGATGGCAGTTGTCTGCACGGTCCCGCGATGGGAAATCCCCATGCTCAAATACACGTTTGAGGATGGGAACGTCGAGGAACTAGGCGAGCAGGAAGTCGCCCGTGACTATCCGAGCGGTGCGTCAGAGTACGCGCGGTTCGTGAAGGTCTACGGCGCTGATGCGAAGTCTGGCATCCCGCACGCTGTGAGCGTGTTCGGAGAAGGCAACCGCGGAGTGCGCGAGTTGCAGCTTCTGATCGACGAGGCCAAGAAGGCGGCAAAGCCCGCGCCGAAGGCCCGGAAGACACGGGAAACCGTTGACGCCGACCCATTGACGAATTGAGTGGGGCTCTATCGCGCTGGTGTGCGATAGCTGTGACGGCCCCAGGAGCTTGCTCCTGGGGCCGTTTTTTCGAGAGGATCAAGAATGACCACAGTCACGGCCGCGGTTGCCTCAGAAGTCGGCGTCTATCCGTACAGTACCCCAATCCTGGGGTACGTCGGGCCGGCTGCTCCTGGCGGCCCACCGGGACAGGTTGGTAGCATCACGCCGAATGCTCGGCTCGGCGCCAATGGCATCGAGGCCATCGGCATAGTCAATTTCGGCGCGGGCAATACGCTCATCCTGGCGCTCACCGCGGGCGCGGCTGCTCCGGCGTCTTCCTTCACCGCGCTGACCTGCACGCCGCTCGGCGGCTCGACCTACACCTACGACAAGTCCGGGGCGACGTACTACGCGCCGGGCGCGGCGTTCCCCAACGGGACGATCGCGGCGCTGCCGACCTGGGCATGGGCGGACACGAACGCCGATTTCGCCGTTGACCTGCCGACAACGCTGTCCTTCACCGGCATCATTACGACCGTCACGGGCCAAGGCGACTTCACGGACCCGGAGTCCTGGATCGACGAGAACGGCAACATCCCGCCGCTCCAGTACAACAACGTCCCCTACAACACGAACTACCCGCAGAATGGCGACGGGCGGTACTGGTTCAGCGTGGACGCGGAATCGACCGTCGGCGGCCCAATCAACTTCATCGGCGACCCCGGCGCGTTCGTGAATGTCTGCGCGCTCCAGTGGAGCGTCGTGCAGGCCGCGACGGACGGCAGCAGCCTGGTGCTCAGCTACTCGCTTGACGGCACAAACTACGTCAGCACGACCATCGCTCCGACGACTCAGCTCGCCAGCATCCAGAACGGCCAGATCCTTGTGCCGCTGGCGCCCGGCGGCGTGTCGGCGCTGCAACTCTACATCAACGTCACGGCCACCGGCGGCACGCCGAGCACGAGCGCTGTGCCGTGGAACGTGGCGCTCGCGGTCACGCGCAACGTCAACGAGCAGTTGACTTGGGACAACCCGAACCCGTACAACCCTGTCAACTTCAATGGCAGCGTGGTCGATACGTTCGGCATCCCGACGGCGACGCTCGCCGAGCTGCGCTCGCGCGTTATGATCCGCCTCGGCTTCGCCAACCAGGCTGCGAATCCGCCGCCGGGCATGGCGCCGCTCGTCAACGACTTCCTGCTCAGCGCGCAGAACTACCTCTACATGCGGTATATCCAGCTCAGCTCGAAGCGCAAATTCCGGTGGAAGATCAACCCCGGCCAGCGCTTCTACTCGCTGGCCGATTCCGACCAGGACACGCTGTCGGCGAACACGCTCGACGTGCCGGTGCCGATATTCGACCCGCGCAAGCGCGTCGAGTGGGCCGGTATCCAGGACACGCGCAACGTGTGGTACCCGCTGATCCAGGGCATTCCGCCGCAGCTCTACACGATGCTGACGAAGCCGTGGCGCCCCGCGCGCTACGAGATTCGCTCGTGCATCGAAGTCTACCCCATGCCCGATCAGACCTACTGGTTGTGGATGGAAGGGCACATGGCCCTGCAACCCTTCACCGCTGACAACGACAACACGACGCTCGACAGCGAGCTGGTGTTCCTGTACGCCCTGGCGAACGCCAAGGCGCACTACGGTCAGCCGGACGCAAACAACGTAGCCTCAGAAGCGGATAGTTACCGCAAGGAATTGGTCGCGAGCACGCATCAGACTGCACACTACATACCGGGCACGATCGCCGTGCCGCCGGCTGTGCGGCCGACTCTCATCCAGTTCGACAACAATCCGGCAGCTTAATCGTGCGGCCCTACCCTCTGACAGTCATGCGGGGCGGCATCAACCGGCTCCGCGTCAAGGGCGCGGCGCGGGCCGACATGTTGTACGACCTGGTGAACGCCTACGTCACCAACGCCGGGTCGATCTATCCGCGCGAGGGTACGGACGTATCCGCCACACTGACGAGCGCCTCGATCGGCCTCATGGCGATGGACGGCATTTTCAACGTCTTCTCGACGACGTTCATCTCGGTGCCTGCCGGCTACGCGGACAACGTGCTGATCAACCCGGCGAACACCGCCGACACGCTGGTCAAAATCTGGTTCGCGAAGCCCTTCATGGGCTTCCCCTACGTCGTGGCGCAATTCGCTAGCGGCGCGATCCTGAACTACTGGCTCCAGAGCAACGGGACGTGGACGCCCGATACAGTCTACATGACCGGCAACATCGTCACCCCCGACACGCCGAATGGTTTGGCCTACGAGGCCGTGCGCGACATGCCGGCCAATCCGATCTGGGCGGCGAACACCATCACGTCAGTCGGGGACATTGTTGAGCCGACTGAGTACACGGGCTACGCCTACGTAGCCGTGGACACCTCATCCTCGCCCGGCACCGCGGCGTACACCGGGCAGTCCGAGCCCGCATGGCCGACCGTTTCCGGCGGCATCGTGCAGGAATTCGGCAATTTCAACATCACGCAGAGCGTCGCGGCCACTACGACATCCTCGTCTACCCTGGCGATTCCGCTCGGCAGCAATATCACGGACAAGTACGGCGACAGCTCAGACATCGCCGGCCAGAGCGGCCTGACATCGACCGTCACGCCACCCCTCGCGGCGAGCACTGTCACGACTTGGGAGCCCGGCACGACCTACGCGCCCGGCGCCGTGGTGCGGCCGAGCACGACTCAGGGTGGCTTCGTTGGCGCGATCCCGAACGGCGACTTCGAGGATGGCGATGACGGTAACTGGATATTCAGCAACGGCGAAGTCACGATTGTTGACTCGGGCGCGCCGCCGGCTTATGCCGGTACGCACTGCTTGCAGTTCGAGCTGAATGCCAGCACCGAAACGGCGACGATGGATGACTACGGCGTGGTGGCGCCCGGCCAGTCGGTGACGGCTACCTGCTACGCCAACCCGAACAACAACGGTACCAACCTGACCATGTGGATCATGCTGCGGTGGTACGACGTAAATGACGTGTTCCTCAGCTCGACTCCCCCGGCGCCGGCCGTTGGCCAGAGCAACAGCGCGGAAGGGTTCGGCTACCGGCCGATTCACATTACTGGCGTAGCGCCCGCGACCGCCGCGCACTGCCGCGTGCAGCTCGTTGCGGCGACCGGCATCGGCAACCCGAATGCCGCGTTCATCGACAACGTGTCGTGGAACCTTGAGACACCCTCCGCGGTGTCCAACTTCCTGTATGAAGCGGTGCAGTCGAATCCCGGCGTCTCCGCATCCACGCAGCCCGCTTGGCCGACTACCGCGGGCGAGACCGTGGTGGACGGCGGCGTGATCTGGGAAGCGATCGGTACCTCGATCATCACATGGCAGGCTGTGCCGATCATGCTGTCGGGCGGCTCGGGCGTCATTGCAACGCTCGGCACGTTGGTGGGCGGCAGCGCCTACACTAACGGCACCTACACGAATGTCCCCTTTACCGGCGGCTCCGGCGGCTTGGCGACGGCCGCCAGCGTGACGGTGAGCGGCGGGGCGGTGACGGCGGTCACGCTCGGCAACGGCGGCAGCAACTACGTTATCGGCGACGTGCTGAGCATCAACAACGCCTATATCGGCGGTTCAGGCACCGGGTTCACGATCGACGTGGCGACGCTCGAAGCGGGTTCTGGCGAGCCGGACTTTCCGACCACGATCGGCAACTCGGTTGGCGACCCAAGCTCGTACACGCTGAGCAACGGGGAAGTGATCAACACGAGCATGTCCTGGATCGCGATCACGCGCGTCATCTCGGACATCAACGTCCCGAACAACATCGCCGCGGCGCTCGGTGCTTCGCACATCTTCGAGGCCAATGACGACATCGTGAACTTCTCGGCCGCGGTCAACCCGACCGACTGGACGACGGTGAGCAACGCCGGCTACCTGCCGACGGGGTTGAACAACTACGGCGACAACCCGGTCATGGTGCTGGCGCTTTACCGCTCGAATCTGATCGCGATGAACGCGGGCGGCTACCAGATGTGGCAGATCGACCCGGACCCGGCCAATATGGCGCTGCTCGACGCAGAGCCCGTGGGCTCGATCTACACCCTCGCGGCGCAGAGCGTCGCGAACGATCTGCTGTTCCTTGCCGAAGTCGGCGTGCGCAACCTCGGCACGAGCGGCGCGACGGCCAACCTCCAGATCGGTAACACCGGGCAGCCGGTTGACGAGCTGGTTGTGGCGCAGCTTGCGACCGGCGACTTCACCGGCATCAATACTCCGATCTCGCTGTACTACCCGGCGCGCGGCCAGTACTGGCTCATCTTCGGCAACCTGGCGTTCGTGCTGACCATCAACGGCACCGGCATCCGCGCCTGGTCGCGCTACACCTTCCCGCAGGCGATTGAGTACTGGACCCTGAACGCGGGCATCCTGTACTTCCGCATGGCGAACAACGAAGTCTGGTCGCTCGATGCGGATACTCTTGGCGATGGTGTCGGCCCGAACACCTCGTACGAGCTGCTGCTGCCGCTCACCGCGCTGCCGTTTGTGGACATCTCGCAGAACGCACTGACCGTGACCAACACGGACGTGACGCTCGACAGCTCGAACTTCGAGTTTGCCCCGGCCTCGGCCAACTTCCCGCAGAGCTATTTCGGGCAGTTGCAGGTTCCGATGCCCGACGGCAGCAATCTGCGCAATACCTTCCAGAATGGCGACTTCACGATTCAGTTCTGGATGTACTACGATAGCTCGTCTACGCTATCGGGCAACGAAGGGAACATCTTCCAGGACAGTGAGGGGTACATCAATATGTACCTCAACAACGACGCCGGTAGTGGCCCTTATACCTTAACGGGCGGTCTGTGGCAGCATAGCTACGCCAACACAGCGAATACGATACCGGCTAACCAGTGGGTCCATGTTGCCGTTGTTGTGGAGTCTGATGCCTACACGCTGTACATCAACGGCGTTTCCAGCGGGACTCCGCCGGCAATCACGAACCGCACAGGTACAGGCACACTATTTGACATCGGCGTCCCGTCCGCATCATTCGTTGGGCAGATTCAGGACTTCGCGGTCAGCAACTACGCGGTGTACACGGCGAATTTCACGCCGCCGACTGCGCCGCTGAACCCTGAGACTTCGACGCCGTTCATCAGCACGATCCAGTGGCCGTACCTGGATCTCAGCTCGCTCGGCGTCAACAAGCAGCTTATCGGCGTGGATCTGGTAGGTGACGGCGAAGTCACCATTCAAGTCGCCTTCCGCGAAGACGATGAGACGACCTACTCGGACAACCCGGATTTCAGCACCTCGCTGAATGTCACCGCGCCGTACACGATTGACAGCGCGGACATCATCCCGGAGAACCCGATTCCGCTGCCGTTGGAAGCGCCGAGCTTGAGCCTGATCCTTACCTTCTCATCCGACCAGCCGTCGGGCGAGCGCTGGACGTGGGAAGCTGCGAATTTCTACTTCAACACGAACCGCGGGCGGGGGTTCTGATGCTTCAGGTATTCAGCAGCCCGATCGCGCTTGACGCCATCCGCGTCTGCATAGACCTGGCGCCGGACCAGCGCGAGCACTGGAGCGCGATGACCGGCCAGGCGTACGACATCGACGCCGCGGCGCTCGGGGCCTACATGCAGGCCGGCCCGAAGTGGGTCATTCACGCGAACAGCCGGCCGATCGTGTTCGGCGGCTTCGTACCCAAGCGCCCCGGCGTGTACCAGGACTTCCTGCTCTCGACGCCCGAGGCATTCCTGCCGGAGTGCTACTTTGGCGTGACGCGCATCTGCCGCCGGCTCATGGACGGGATGCTCAAGGGCGGCGTTCACCGGCTGGAATGCTACGTTCCGGTGCCCCGCGTGACTCCGAAGCTGCACAAATGGTACGCTACGCTCGGCTACAATAAAGAAGCGCTGCTCCACGGGTACTGTGCCTCCGGCGCAGACGCTTATTGCTACGCGCGGGTGAAACACTAATGGGCTCCGGTTCCTCAGCAACGAATGCCGCCACCGCTGCCAATGCGCAGCAGCAGGCGACCATCAATGGCACCGTTGCTCAGATCAACAACGCTTTCAACTCGCCGTCCCGGCAGTCGCAGTATCAGTCCTTCGGCAATACGATGGATCAGTACCTGACGAGTCAGGTCAACCAGCAGGAAGCGTCGAACGCGCGCGACCTGACGTTCGCCAACGCGCGCAGCGGCCTCACCGGCGGCAGCGAAGCGGTAGACTCGAATACGCAGCTCCAGAAGGACTACACGCAGGGCTTGCTTCAGGCGAGTCAGGCAGCTCAGACCGGCCAAGCGCAGCTTGAACAGGCTGACATCAACTCGAAGAATCAGCTTATCTCGGAAGCCGAGCAGGGCGCGTACCTTGGCTCGATCCCGAATGCCGTGGCGTCTTCGACCGGCGCGAACCTTGGTGCGGCACAGAACTACGCCAACGCCAGCTCGCTCGGCAACCTGTTCGCTGGCACGAGCCAGATTTACACCAACGAGCAGACCGCCGCGGCGAACCGCTTGGCGCAGAATTCACCCTTCGGCTCGCCGTACAACTCGCCGTCCGCGTACAGCGGCGGTGGCGGGGGTGGTGGCGGAAGTGGCGGCGGCTACAACGGGGGGCCGTACTAATGGGCAACGCAGGCGCATTCTTCAAGTCGGCCTTGAACCCGACCGGAAACCCGTTCAAAGGCCAAGGGCCAATGGGTGCCATGATGGACCCGCTTCAATCGGAAATGAATCCGATGAACGGCATGCTTACGCTCGCAGGTCCGAATTCGTCTTTGGACAAATGGGTGGCGAAGCTGCCCGGCTCGACTTCGGGATTCACACGCACTGTGTCCCCGCAGACCTACAACGCGGCGGAGACGGCCGACAACCTGAATTCGCCGCCGAAGGGGTATGTCGCGGCCTCCGCGCCGTTCGCCAATGCGGCTCCGTCGCTTGCCGGGGCCAATGCGAGCTACACTACACCACAGGCGACGGCTGCCACGGCGCCGGTGCTGTCGAACACGGCCAACGGTCCGTCGATGAACTTCTGGAATTCGGCGGCGCTGAAGCCGGGCAACACGGTTGCCTTGCAGCAGTCGCTCACGGCCGATGCCTCGGGCAACCAGGGTGGCGGCGCTGCGGGCGCGGCCGGCAACGGTTACGGGTATGGATGGAATCTAGGCGGTTACGGCGGCAACGCCGGCAACGTCAACGGGAACAATCAAGGCGGGAATTTCTAATGGGCAACGGATTTTTCCACAAAGGGCCGCCGCTGGCCGGCGCACCTCCGACACTGGCTCGGCCTAGCATGCCGAACATGATGGCGCGCTCGATCGCGGCGCCGTCCTACGCTGCTCGCGCTGACGCGGGAGCTGCGGCAAAGGACGTGGGCGCTGTGCAGGGGCTCATCAAGGCGACCGGCGCTCCGGTCAAGAAGAACGCGGCTGCGATGGCGGCGGCACCGAAGACGTAACTTATGGGCATGGAATTCATCATACCCGCGGCCCTGTCCGCGATCAGCGCTGGCGTTCAATACGAGAACCAGAGCCAGGCGAACAACCGCGAGCAAAATTCGGAAGCGGCTGCGATCAACGAGCAGAATCAGATCCGCCAGAAGGGCATGACAAACGTCAACCAGACGGTCAAGTCCATCGCGAGCGACAACCCGCAGGCGCTCGCGGCGCAGGCGCAGGCCAAGTACGTTCAGCAGTTGCGCGCGAATGCCGCCGGCTCGACGCAGGGCGGCAGCACGTCTACCGACCCGCAGTTGTTCGGTGTGAGCACCTCGGCGCTGCCGCCGGGCGATGTTGGCAGCTCGGCCTACAAGAAGGCCACCGCGAATGCGCAGAATCAAGTCGAACAGTACGGCAATACCGAAGCCGACGAGATGGGCGACCTGGACGCGGCCGTGCGCATGCGTCAGAATGAGGGGCTGGAGCAGCAGACGCTCGGCACGAACTTGAACACGCTCGGCGCGGAGAGCTACGGGCAGAACTTCGTCAGCCAGTTGCAGGCGCAACAGGCCGGGCAGCTCGATCCGTGGGCAAGCCTGTTCAGCTCACTCGCTGGCGGCGCGGGCAGCACGCTCTCGAAGAACCCGCAGCTCATGGGCAACCCCGGCGCACCCTCCGGCTGGTCGCCGACGCTGACGAACAACGGCGCACCGGCGATGACTTACGGCCAGCAAGTAGCGGCAGGATTTTAACGTGGCTGTAGACGCAAACGGCAACCCCATACCAGACGTTACGGCTCCGGCCGTCACCGGCGGCTCGGGCATTGGCGACCTGCTGGCGGGCATCGGCGGCGCGCCGGTCAACCGCGCTGCGCTCGGCGGCACGATCGCCAACGGTCAGGCGATGGCCGGGTTGCGCACGGCGCAGACTGAAAACGCGCTGCTCAGCGCGCAGCAGACGCGCGACCGCGAGGATGCGCTGAGCAGCCTGAACCAGAACCTTCTGAGCATGAAGAAGCCCGACGGCTCGCCGCTCATGGCGCCGGCCGATGCGCAGTTCATCACACTCCAGGAGCGCATGAATCCCGGCAGCGCAGAGCACGCTGTTGCCGCATTGCAGGGTGTGCAGAACTTCGGTGCGACGCAGACCCTCGGGTCGCCCACCGCTACGCCGCAGGCGCAGACCTTGGCTCAGCAGCAGCTTGAGCACAAGGTAGCTCCTTTGGAGACCGCGCCGGCTCAGTTCGTTGCGCCTGCTGCGGGACCGAATGCGCAGCCGAACATTCAGGTTTCGCCGATGGGCGCAGCCGACATCAACGCGAAGAACGCAATGGCGGCCGCAGCGGCTCATCGAGCCGAGGCGCCGTTCAACCAGGGCATCGGCGGATTTCAGGTTAGCCCGGAACTTCAGGATGCGGTTACATCGGGGCGGCTCGATCCCTCGAAGCTCAATAGCCGCACCGTGCAGATTTATGACCAGATGGCCAAGGCGAATCCGCAGATGGATTTCAACGCTGCGATTTCGAGCGCCGCGCTACAGCGCAACGCCACCCTGCGCCAGCGCACGGCGACGATCGAGTCGCTCCCGGCCAACATCCAAAACATGGTTCAGCTCGGCAGCAAACTCAGCTACTCGGACGCGCAGGTTGTTGGCATGGCTCAGAAGTGGCTGGCCGGGCAATCGAACGACCCGGACCTGGCCGCATACATGGGCGTGCGCAACGATACGCTGCTGAACCTTGCGAGCGTGATGCGCGGCGTCGGCATGTCCGACCAGGCGCACCAGGCCGAAATCGAAGCGGCATCTCCAACGATGTCACCCGCCGCCCTCAATGGTTGGGCGAAAGGCCAGTTGCCGGTCATCCAACGTCGGCAGGAGCAGTATCAGGAGTTGATGCATCCGCATAACCTGAACGGCCCTGGCACGACGCCTTCGTCATCGGCTGCGCAGACGCCTGAGCCGGCTACGCCCGGCTCGATCCAGCCGCCCGGAGGGTTGCCGGCCGGTTGGACCGTAGCGGTGCGGCCGTAATGCCGACCTTCACATTCACCGATCCGAGCGGTAAGACCTACGACGTTCAAGGGCCGGATGGCGCTACGTCGGAGCAAGCCTATGGCATGCTCCAGCAGCACCTCGGCAGCCAAGGCGCCGCGCCCGCTGCGCCCACGCCTCCCGCAGCGCCGCCAGATATGCCACCGGCAACCGGGCTCGCTGGCCCGGCAGGTTCGGCCATCAAAGCTGTCGCCGCGCCGTTCGATACTTTAGCTGCCGCTACTCGTGGGCTCGCATCCAGCACTATGACTCCAGTGCTAAGCCTTGCTGCGCGGGCCAAAGCTTTGTTGACGGGACAAGATCCTGATGCGGCTGCTGCTGACGCGCATAATTTTATGGCAGCCCACGCCTACCATGCGGTTACACCGATGGGTCAAGCGGCGCAAGCCGATGCAGGCGCAGTCGGCGGTGCTGTAGCGGCACCTTTTGGCACAGCCGCGAATGCCGTGGAGAACGCGGCAGGGCCTGCCGCAACAAAGCAGATTGAAAGCGGCGCTGGCATGGCGAATGACATCGCAGGGTCACTGCCTGTTGCGGGCGCAGTAAACGAGCTACGCGCTGCGGCTGCTGCGCCCGAAGCTGTTGGCGTGGCGCGCGGTGCCGCGGATGTTGCACAGGAAGCTGGTTATACAGGTCTGCGGTCGCGCGCCGATATGGCAACGCCCGGTGCCCAGGGGATCACGGACAAACTTATCTCGCAGGATGTTGGCGTAGTTCCCGGCGCTGACTTGAATGTGGCCGCCGTGCAAAACGGCCGCGCCAACGGCCCCGGCAAAGTCTACAATCAGCTCCGGCAGGACTTGCCGCCGCAACTAACACAAGATGCCACCCTAGCGCATGACTTGGGAGCCCTGAAAGATGGCTCCAGCCAGTTGCCAAAGTCACCGGATGTGGATGCACTCCGGCAAGCAATGGTCAGTCAGCCTAACATGACCAGTCAGGAGCTATTCGCGAACATAAGCGAAGCTCGCGAGCGTGCTGCAACCCTCCAGGCGTCGGACGATCCTGACAAGGCAGCACTGGGTCGCGCATACACCGGAGTCGCGAACGCTTATGAGAGCTTTATCGGGCGGCAGATCCCGGCGCAGTCCGACGTCACGCTGTCGCAGTGGCAGGGCGCTCGTACGCAGATGGCGCAGAGCTATCTGGCCGAGCAGGCACTCAAAGGTGGCGAGCACTTCGACCCTGCCGTTATCGCCCGCGCGGCTCAGAACAACCCCAACCTGCTTACGGGAGGGTTGAAAATAGTAGGGGATAGCTACAACGCTTTGCCAAGTACCGGGAGCGGCACAGTAGGGCGTGCTATAGGTGCTGTTGTTGGCGCGGGTAGCGGCGCCGCAGCGGAGCACCTTGCTGGCGTCCCGCTCGGAACGGCGGGCGGCGCCATTGCCGGCTCACAGGTTGCGCCAGCCGTGCAGCAAGTTATGCGCCGGATGTTCACGCGCGGCGATCCTGATGCGGCAGCGGCTGCACCGACGAATCCGCGGCTCAGCTACCACTATCAGGGGAACACGCCGCTCGACAGCTCCGACAACATGTTTCGCTCGTTGACGCCGCCGCCCGGCAGCGCCGCTCCATCTCCGTCGCAGGGCAGCCTTGGGGAGCTTCTGCAAGGGCCGCCAGCGGCTCCGCAGATGAGCTTGGCGCCGCCTCCGGGCAACGTCGTGCAGCCCGCTCAGCGCGCCATGCAGCTTCCTCCGGGCCTCGGCACGACGCCCGGCAAGATCGCCGCTGCCTTGAAGGCCGGAAAGCGGCCGGGAGCCACGACGCCCTCTCTGGGCGACCTACTGGGGCAGTAGCATGAAGATGCAGCTCCCGGCCATCGGTGGCATCCGCAAGGTGCTGAAGACGCAGCCCTCGACCGCGACCACGATCGTAGGGCTGGAGAACACCACGCTGACGCTCGCGCAGCTTTCGGCGCTGCTCGGCATCGGCACGACTACGACTCCGCCGAACACGCAGAGCACCAACCCATCGCAGTTCCTGGCGGTCGAGGGGCCGGGCGTCTCTGGCGGCGGCTCGTTGGTGGGCACCGTGCGCGTGCTGTTCACCACGCCGTTCAACGAACCCGAGGAACCGGCGGACAACCTCCAGATCCCCGGCGCTGCCGGCGCGCAAGGACCGGCGGGCGCTACAGGTCCCGCGGGCGCGAGCGGCGTTATCATCTTCGAGCCGGAGGTTGGCGAAGACCCGATACAGATGCAGGGCATCGCCGGCAACACAGGCCCTGCGGGCGCGACTGGCCCCGCAGGACCGACCGGCGCGAGCGGCATCGGCGCTCCTGTCTGGATGGAGCCCGAAGACCCGTCTGACTATCTGGAGCGCCCTTGGGCGTCTGGTGGCGGCAGCTCGACCACGAGCGCCAACCCGTCGGCGGTCATCGGCCTCACGGCGGTGGACGGCACCGCGACGACGTTTATGACTTCGGACTCCGCGCCGCCGCTCAGTCAGGCCATTGTCCCGACATGGACCGGCGCGCACATCTTCGAGCCGAGCAGCATCTCGGCCATCGCGGTGAGCATCATCGGCTCGGCCGACGGCGCTGAAGCGCTGAACGTCACCGGCGGTGCTGACAGCTCACAGGCAGTGCTCATCACGGCGGGCTCCGCGGCGAACGGCTTACAGCTCGTAGGCTCTACCAGCAACCTTGTACTTGGGGTGCAGTCTGCGAGCACGGTCGGCGTGGCAGACGTGCTTATCACGCGCAGTGGGTCCACGGCGAATGCGCGGCTCAAAGGGCCGAACATCCAGTTCTACGACTACGCCTTGGGCCAGGGCGCGAGCGTCCAGTTCTCGGGCGGTCAGTTTGAAATCTGGGATTACAACGGCAACCAGCTCGCGGCCTTCGGCTACGCCAATGGCGGCTCGACGGGCGGCCTGTTCCTCGGCGGCGCCACCGGCGGCGATGAAGGTTACGGCACGGTGAACGCCACGGGGTACTACATCAACGGCGTGAAGCTGGTCATCCCGACAGTGCCGCCGAGCTACGCGGTGGGGTACCACTACGAAGCGGATCAGGATGATCAGTCGTGGATGGTGCGCGATTCGCCGTTAAATTGCGACGTGAACACATGGAGCGCGCAGCAGATTTTCCAGCAAACTGCCGCCGGCACTTTCACTCAAGTGCACGATCTCCTGGACAACGGCAACGCACTCCAGTTTGTAGATGTCTCCGCCAGTGTCGTCGATGGGGTAACTTACTTTGAGGGGTACAACGGTACAACCCTCGTGGGGTATATGGGCCACGGGCCGACCAACCTAAGTGGCGCGGCGACAAACGATATGGTCATATACGCCTTCGCGCACAGTCTGCGATTCGCCTCCAACACCGGCGATTTCTATTTCGCAGGCAGCCAGCCGAATCTTCTGGCATCGCAGGCTAACGTAGAATTCTTCATCGGCAACCCGGACTCGAACACCGGCACTGGCTCTCTATGGTTTCAGGCCGGCGCCGGCTCATCTACGTACGGCGGCGGCTTCATCGGTTGGGGTGGGTCCAACTCAGTGAGCAACGGCGGCGCAGCCGTCAGTTGCATATCGGGTGCGGACATCTACCTTGGCACCGGATACACGCCGACAGCTTTCGGAACTTCGTACCTCACCCTCGCCGCGACGCTAGCGACGTTTGCCGGGGGCATTTTGCTCAAGGCCGCAGCGCCTACCGTAACCACGGCGCAGGTCGGCCTCGGCTCGACCGTGGGCACGACTGCCGCAACGACTTCTGGCGGCGTGACGCTGCCGGCCTTGGCGAAAGGGTACTGGACGATCAACGTTGCGGGCACCAATTACGCCGTTCCGTACTACACAATCTAGGCCATTTGCTGAACGCAACCCATTGATCTACACTCACGACTCTTAGAGGAACTACCATGCAGAACCGTGCAGCTCGATTCGGACCGGCCGCGATGGCGACAGCCGTTGCGAACTTGCTCAATTGCGCCTTGACTTCCAATTCCGGCCCGGTCGGAATTTCAAGCCCGGCGTCCTTGGCGCTCTACCTTCTCATCACGCACATCCGCCTGGTGAACACCGCGGCGTCCGCAGCGACGGCCAGCCTGTTCATCGGCACGACTGCCACCAGCGCCACCGCTGCGGCATTCGCCTTCAACGGCTACTCGATCGCGGCCAACAGCTACGTCGATTGGTACGGTCGCGTGCGCCTCGATGCGGCAGACTTCCTCACCGGACTCGCCAGTGCCACCACAGTGACGTGGCAGGCCGAGGGCGAAATAGGAATCAACTAATGATCACAGCCCAAGAACTAGCGGCCATCATCGAAATGGCAGCGACAGCCCCCGTTCGCAGTTACGCGCATGCCAAGCAGCACGATGCGCTCTTTGCGAAGATGATAAATTTCCACAAGGCCCTCGCCTCTGGCAGAGCGGCGATCGGCACGGTCGATCCGGTAGAGCCGGTAACTGACGGCTGCGCCGATCTTCGTGGCGGCATAGTGGTCCCTGCTGGCGGCGAAGTGCCGGCCGGCGTAAAGGTTCAGGAGTAGGTTCATGGCATTCACCAATCTTCACATCACGGAATTCTCGGGGCTCGGCGCCACGTCGCAGAGCGACAGCGTTCCGCTCGTTGACGCCAGCTCCGTGCGGGCAACACAGACGGTCGCAATCAGCGGCAGCTCGACGGATTCCGCGGCCTTCCAGTCGGCGGTTACTTCCGGCGGACAGGGCGCGGATGCGCAGCGGCAGTACGAGACAACCCCTGCTACCAAGTGGGTGCTGCTGTTCGCGGACATCGCCTGCTCGATCGCCTTCGGTACCAGCCCAACAGCGGTTGTGGGTGGCTGGTATCTGCCGGCCGCAACGTCGATCCTCGTGCGCGTGCCTGCTGGCCTCTCCTGGAAAGTGGCGGTCATTGCCGACACGACCTGATGTGGGGGCTTGACGCAACGGATGGGTGCATCCTTGGGTTTGTGGTCATCGCAGGAACCTACCTGTGGCTGCACCCGAGTGATGTGAATTTTGCAACATGGTGCGGGCTCTCAGCGGTGTTCCATCTGCTGAGGGTATACGACCAAAAGAGACCGGACGCTTAACATGGGCGCGCTGCTGGCACTGGTTCCTTTGCGCGATTGGTTCTACGGAGCCATCGCGGCAGCCGCTGTGATCTTCGCGCTCGACCTGCACCACAAGCTCGAAGTCGCCAACCAGATCCGCGCCGAGAGCGCCGCTGCGCTTGTCACCGCGCAGAAGACCATCACCACCAACACCGCGGACTACAAGGCCGCGGTCTCCACAGTCGAGGCCCAATATGCGAAAGACATGTCTGCTGCTTCTCAGCAGCACAATGCTGACCTTGCTCGGCTGCGCGCCCGCGCCGCTGGTACGGCCGGCCCCGTGCTACCAGGTACCTCCGGCACCAAGCCAGCCGGCCCCTCGGGGGACAGCAGCTTTGGGGGACTGGGAGAGCTGGCTCTCAACCTCGCCGACGCCCTCCGCGCCGACGACGCAGCCCTGATCGCATGCTACGCCGATCGCAACGCGCTGACCGGAAAATGAGCCGTGGACAATCCGACAAACGCCGACCTGTTCGGGGTGCTGATGGGCATCAAGGAAGACGTTGGCGGGCTCAAGGCCAAGGCTGATCTTCAGCTTCTGGGGCTCCAGAATCACGGCGCGCGGATCGGCGTGCTGGAGAGCACCGCGGACAAGCAGCGCGGCGCGGCGAAGGTCTGGGCGATGGTGGGCACGAGCGCAGGCGCCATCCTCGGCGGCATCGTGACGATCGGCACAACCTGGTGGCTCAAGAAATGAACCTGGGCACTGCTGGCGAGGCGCTGATCAAGAGCTTCGAGCAGTTCCGCTCGACGGCCTATCCCGATGAGGGTGGCGTGCCGACGATCGGGTGGGGCCACACCGGCCCTGACGTGACGCTCTACATGGCGCCCTGCACGATGCCCCAGGCGCAGGTCTGGTTCGACCAGGACACGGCGCACTGCGTCGCGGTGCTCAGCGCCGCGCTCGGGCCGGCGGTCACGCAGAACCAGTTCGACGCCTGCGTCAGCCTGGCTTACAATATCGGTGTAGGCGCATTCCTACACTCGACGCTCCTGGCCAAGATGAAGGCCGGCGACACGGCCGGCGCGGCCGATCAGTTCCTGGTCTGGGATAACGTCAACGGGGTGCCTTCTGCCGGGCTGCTTCGCCGCCGCCGAGCTGAGCAAGCCCTTTTCTCCACTTGACCCCTCGATAACGCATCTGGGCCTCCAGAGCTGCCCTAGGACCGACGTTCGCCTTGACCAGCAGCGCCAGGTACACCCCGGCGAACGTCGGGCCATGGTCATCTACGCGGTTCCCGTAGAGGGCGTAGACGATATGGTGGGCGGCCTCGTGCAGGGCCGTGGCGGCGTTCTTACCCCCTCGGTTCTGCGGACCCCTCGCCTGGAGCGATATGAGCCCCGTGGCGGGGATGCACCAGGACATGGATCTCTGGTGGTGCTGGCGGACGCGCGCCGCTGGTACGCCATATGCGGCGCACGCAGAGCGTATTAGGGTGCGGCACTCGGCGAGGGTGAGCTGGTTCCGGGACCAGCCGGGGAAGTCATCCTCGAACCGATAGATGTTCGCGCGCTGGTCGGCCATCTCAGCCGCCCTTCGGTACGCTCACCCAATCCTGGGATTTCACCTTCTGGTCCGGGTCCACGTAGACCGGCATCGAGTAAGTGATGCCGAACTTCGGGTGCGTCACCCACAGGTTCTGCGACGGCTGCTCGAACGGGAAGTTGTTCGTGAAGGCGTACTCATCGTAGCCCTTGAGACAGGAGTTGACGATCACGCGGTTGAGCATGATGCGCTGGTGCCAGTGCCCCATGACCATCGTGTCGTAGTCCATGCCGACCTGGGCGTTGCGCGAGCGCTTCTTGTGATCGCCGCGCAGGATAGGACCCAAGGCGCCGATCATGCCGTCGCCCCCGCGGAACTGATCTCCGTGAGTCAGCAAATAGCTGTAACCGTAGATCCGGTAAGCGGCGTCCGACGCCTCGGGGATATAGAACGTGACCCGCTTGTCATGCGCCATCGCGCGGGCGAGGAACTGATACAGCAGCCAATCGAAGGACGTATGATTCCGGCCCTTCGCGTAAATCTTCATCGTGTCTCGGCCGTGGTTTCCTGACACGCAGGGCAAAAACACAGCTCCGAAGGTATCAGCCAGCGTACGAATGGCTGGCACGAGATTGTCCACAAGGTCGAGCACTGTCGGCATTGTAGGAATTTCATTCGACGCCCGAAGTTCCTCGTGAATCGCGCCGGAAACCATGTCGCCACCAAGAGGTACGACGATTCCTGGATAGCGCATGTCACGATCAAGGATTCGACAAAGGTGAATCGCAGTCTCGACGCAATAGCGCAGACGCTCGCGAGCAGTCGCGACATCGAATTGGTTGACATTGTTTACCTGCTTGGCGAACACACGCTCGCCCCAGTGGAAGTCGCTGAGCTGAAGGGTTGGCACGCCGGGCGATGCCAGGTTGCGCGCCTTGATGACCCATTCGGGAACGTCGAGCTTGTCGAGCTTCTGCGCCGCGGTGCCGATAAGCGCCTTGAGCGCGGCCGTGTCGGCCTGCTCGCGCGTTGCGGCCTTGAGATCCTTCTCAAGCTGCGCGATGCGGCGCATCGGATCGGCCGTCACGGCCTTGGCTTTCAGGTTGAGCTGTTGCGCCATCTTCAGCCAGTTGCTGAGGGTCTGGGGCGGGATGCCGAGCTTGGCGGCCGCTTCCATCTTCTGCTTGCACTTGGCAACTAGATCGACGGCGGCTTGTAGCTGGAAATCTGTCGGGGCGTCACGAGGCATGGGGGGCTCTCCGCGCTGGTGTTGTGTTACTGACCGAGTTGCGTGCCGAGACTGTCGCTCTGGCTTACGCTTGGGCTGCCGCCGCCCTCCGCTTGTGCTCCGTTGATCTTCTGTTGGGCGGCCTTGTGGACGCTCGGCGCTACGGCCATTGCGAGCGCCTTCACGGCGTTGACGATCGCACCGCTGATGCCGGGGTTGCTGGCGCCGGTGTTGAACACTGGCACAGTACCCTGCGGGCTGCCCGGCATTCCGCCGGCAGGCTGTGCGCCCGCTGGCGGCTGGTAGGCGATCGGTTGGGCAGGAATCATCTGCCCGGTTGATGGATCTATTGGCATGTCATTTCCCCGCCATCTCGTCGCCGAGAGGCTTTCCAGTTACGGGCGGCACGCCCGGTTTGCGATGCGCATTATACGTCATCGCGGCGAGCTTCTTGGCTTCCTTTACGGACTTGCCCCGACGCTCGTATGAGTCTCGAATATCTTCGTACTGCTTAGGCATCAGGAGGCCATCTCGTCGCCGAGGCCAATGCTCGGGTACTTGCGCTTCACCGCAGCGCGCACCCGGCCTTCGACCGACTTGCCGCTGGCGCGGGCCAGCGCATTGCGGGCGTGGCTCTTATCCTCTATCGGATATGAGCGATCCGGGCCGGCGAATTCGCTGGACGGAATAGCGTTGCGCACTTTGGCGGTCAGCTTGGCCATTACAGATTTCCCCCGATACCAGACCGGCATCCTACCGCGCATTCCTGGGGCGCGTCAAAGTCCGTCGTGGGCTCCCGGAGCTTGCTAGCTATGCGGCCCAGGCCCAGTTCGTCCAGGGCAGCAGCACCCCGCAACCGCTCGATGGTCTTCTGGCCCTCGGCGCCGGCCCGCCACATGACTTTAGTGATGTGCAGAGCGCCGTCGGTGTCGTAGAGCGCCGCGTCGTTGCCGGAGCGCTTAGCCCTTATGTGGTCCCACAGATGGCGCATAAGGGTCTCAAGTTCCTCGGTGGACTTCGAGCGATCCCAGGCAATGCGGTCGCCCTCCAGGTAGAAGGGGCTGTACTTGGGCACGTCGACCTTGTGCTGCTTGTTTCCGGCAACGCTCAGGCCGACGAGCGCCTCGATCATGTCAGGGAAGTAGGCGCCGAGGAACGTCATTAGGGGGAAGCCCTTGCGAGCCTCGTAGTCTGTGGGGAGCATGTTACTCACATCCTTTTCCGATTCCGGACATTGTACCGGAGACTCGGTAGTCCCCGTCGATATATTCGCGCCAATGGCGCCAGCCCTTCGCGCAGTGGAACCCCCACTCGCGGTGGGGTTTCAGGCGAATCCAGATTGTCCAAACCGGCCCGCGGTGCAGCACGACACGGTGCGGAGTCTCGCCGCGGCGGAAGTAAGGTATCAGCGGCAGGCGCAGCTTGGCGCGTGGCGCCTCCCATGCGTGGCTGAACTGCTCCAGGTACGTCCCTGTTAACAAGATGCTGATGTTGGTCGCCGTGTGATCGTGCAGCGCGCGGTCGGCATCGCTGCGAACCCACTTGTGGAGCGCGACTTGGACGCCGCGCCAGCGCAGTAGGTGCCAGCGGTACATCTGCGGCGGGTCGCCGATGGTTAGGTCGGGCGGTCTCATGCGTGTCTCCGCTTCATCGCGTTCATTAGGGATTCTAACACCGAGCAGTTGGTCTTATGAACCTCGATCACATCCTCGTCAACGGTGTCCTTGGCGATGATGTCGTACTCGAACACCGGACGGTCGAGCGCTTCCTGGTACTGGCGCATCGGCCCTATGCGGGCGCGCATCTGGTCGCGGTCGCGCGTGTTCCAATCCTGACCGAAGCGCACGATGGTGTTGCAGACCTTCTGCAACCCGTCTATTCCGTGCCCCATAGACTTCGCATGAGCGTAGCCCATAGGCGCGCCCCCGTCCTTAAAAATAGCTAGCCCTGTGTCCGTAGAAAGATCAATAGCCCTCGGAAAAGCATGTTGGATTCGAGCGGCTTCGTGACGGAAGTTATACTGGACAAGTAGAGGTGCGCCGCCGGCCTCGTGGACGATCGACTCCAGTGCTTCGATCTTTGCATTGTGCACCGGAGCCCATGTGGGGGATTCAGTATACACCGCGCCGCTCGCGACCTGAAGGCATTTGTTGACGAGGCCACCTTTGTTGAAGATGCGCACCTCGCCGTACTCAGCGATCTCGGCGAACATCTTCGTTTCCAGATCCTTGTAGAGCGCTCGCGCCTTGGGCGGCAGCGTCACGTTCACGGTGTTGACGATCGGCTCGCGCAGGTCGAAGTAGTCCTTGGGGTCGATCGTGAGGCAGATGTCCCGCAGCTCGTTGTCGATGAGTGCCTTGCTGTACGGCCCGAGCTGCACGCCGTAGCCGCTCCAGTTCTTCTGAAAGTAGCGGCGCATGAATTCGCCGTGCGTGGCGCCCAAGCGCTGCCCGCGGTCGAGGTACCAGGTCTGGCCCCACAAGTCGGCGTAGCCCTGGTTGCCGGTCGGCGTGCCGGTGAGGTTGACCCAACGGTCCACCATCGAGTGGGCGATGCGGGCGAGCTGGAATGCGCGCTCGCCGCTCGCGCCGCGCTTCTTGCTGCCGTCGAGGTTGTGGCCACCCTTCTTGCCGCGCAGGCCCTTGAGGCGGTCGGCCTCATCGGCAACGACCAGACCGCGGTATGGCCACTTCGCCATGAAGTACTCGACGAGCCAGGGCGCCAGCTCGTAGCTCACGGTGAAGATGTCAGCCCTGGCCTTGAGCTTGTCGAGCCGGGCGCGCGGACCGCCGGTGAGGGGCACAATGGTCAGGTCGCGGAACTGATCCCACTTCGCGACTTCCTCGGGCCAAGTGTCGGCAGCCACGCGCGCCGGGCCGATCACGAGCGCCGGTGTGCTCAGCTCGCCGAGCAGCTTCAGCGTATCGATCACGTAGAGCAGCGCTGAACTTTTTCCAATCCCCATGCCGGCCCACAGCCCGCAGCGCTTGACGCCGCGCACGAAATCCACCATCGGAATCTGCGGTGGGCGAAGGTCGAAGTGCCTCACAGCAGGATACCCCACTGCTCGGCCATCGCGTCCGCGATCCCCTGGTACGTCTCGCTGCGGTCGCGCGCTCTGTTCGGACCGGGCGCCATGCGGTGAACGCGCGCCGCGCGGCCGGAGACAACTTTAGTGGGCACCAGCAGCGGCAGGTTCTTGAGCCACAGACAGGTCGCTTTGGTTTCGCCATGTCCGAACTGCCACGGCTGAATGATCTGATCAGGCTTGCGCCAATATGTCGAGAAGCAGCCGATCGGGTTCTCCATTGCGATGCGCGGTATGTTGGCTTCCAACAGGTTGCGCATGAATTCAAGCGCTTCACGTTGCAGTCCGAGCTTCTGCGGCCACCAGCGCGCGCCGCTCACGCAGACGTGTGTGCATGGCGGGAAGAAAATAGCCATATCCCAAGGGCCGCGCTGGCGGATGGTTTTAAAGACATCGCCGGTAATGTGCCAAGCGCTATCGCCGCGGGTGCCGAGGATGTCGTTGCTGTAAGCGTCATAGCCGCGTGCCCGGAACGCATCGCGCACCTTGGCGGATTCCTCGCACCCGATCAGGATTCTAGATTTTCGCATAGCGCTCGAAGAATCCATTGACCTGATCAATGTTCCACAGCACGTAGACGTGGAAGCCGATCTTGCGCAGCCGCATGTGCCACGTCTCCTGCTTCTGGCTCACGCGGCCGTCGGGTGCTTTGGTCTCGACGAAGACCGCGTGGCCGCCGGGCAGGAGCAGCAGCCTGTCGGGGATGCCGACGTACCACAGCGGGTTAAGCTTCAAGCATAACCCGCCGATGCCGTCGGCACGATCGTACAGATAGTCTTCGACTTTAATTTCTCTCACAGCGGGTAGCCTGCTGCGCGGTTCAGGATCTGCCGCGCCTCGACGCGCACGATCTCCCAAAACAGATTTTTTGGGATAGCGAACATTTCCATCGTTAGGCAGAAGTCTCCGCCTTCTTGCCGCTCGGCCATTGGGATTTTGTCTGCAATCTGCTCGGCCAGTGCACGGCACATGTCCCGCTTTACAACCCGCCGTAGCTCGTCATCCGTCATGTTTAGCTGGCCTAAGGTGTCGTGAAAGCGGATCTCCGATGTCAGCATCCACGTCTGCGCACGTAGCATGTTGGTGCGGTGTTGAGCGCGCCACAGATTAAGTCCTTCTGTGGTGTATTCTTTTGTCATGTTGGTTTCCTAGTGTTTCGCGTATCTATACGCAGTGAAGCCCTTGGCCGCGAGCGGCATGCCCTCAGCCCAAGGCGAAGATTCGGTCATGATCCGGCTGAGTCCTTTGTCGTCGAATGCGGGATCGTCTGGAGGCTCGCAGATGATTTCATCGTGTACGGAGAGCACCGGCTCGAACCCTGCGTCGTCGGCGGCGACAAGACCATCCATGAGGATGTCTGCCGAGCTACCTTGTACGATGTTTTCGGCGAGTTTGCCAGAGTACGTCGAGATGCGCTTCCACTGTTTGGTGTAGGCATCGATTCCAACAAAGCTGATGTCATAGTCTCCAGCTCGCGGCGCAGGATAGTTAAGATAGCGTCCGCTCGGTAAACGTATTCTGAGCCAGTTGGCGATACGGTCAATTCCAACTCGACCCGCAGTGTAACGCTTTCCGGGGTTTTTGACGGCACATTCGACGGCATTTTCTAACTCCGACCAGAACGCCACAATGGCGGGGTGTTGCTCGCGCCACATGAGCACGAGCGCTTGGCAAACTATCCAGACTTCACGCTCGAGGCCGTACGTACGGCGCTTCTTGACGGCCTTGGCCCAACCGGCCTTCGCCGCTTCCTGGAATTCGGGCGGCACCGAGGGCCATGCAGTTCGGGGCAGGTCTTCAAGGCGTAGCCCATAAGTCTCAGCCATTGAGCAAAATGCGCCCACTCCCCCATAATATTGTAGCGCCAGCTCCATGACCTTTCCGATCTGTCGTCGCCAGTCGTCATCGCCTATCTCCGCGGGGTCAATACCGAACGCGCGCCCCGCCGAGACCTTGTAGAGATCAGGGCCTTCTCTGCGATCGTACGCTGCGAAGGCATCGAGCTTCCAGGATTCACCGGCGATCCAGGCCATGTCGCGGCCTTCAATGTTGGCGAGATCGGCGACGACGAGCCGTCGGTCCTGATCGGCCACCATAATGCCCCGGAGCGCTGAGTTAGCGAGTCCAAGGACTTCGAGCTTTGTGTAGCTTTCAATGGTGTCAGTGCGAAAGGCTTCGATCGCAGCTTCAATATCCCACGGGGCATGTTTAGGGCGCGGAAGATTTTGAGGCTGGAAGGTGCGTCCAGCCCAACGCCCGGTGCGGTTAGCGCCGCAAAACACCAGGAGATTGCGCAAACGTCCCCCAACGTGCTGATCGAGTGCGCGCTTATATTTCGCGCCCGCTGACTTGCTCGCTTGCTGGCGAATGCGGAGTAGTTCTTTGATGTGCTCCGGGAGTTGGTCATCTTCAAGTCTCCGTTCAACGGTATCGGCTGTCAGGTCTGGCAGCGTCACGCCGTAGCTCTCCATGTAGGCGAGCAGCCGGTTGCGCTGTGTCGTAGCTTCGACGAGGTTCTCGGTCAGCTCCCCGGTGCGGTCCTTGAGCCGGCGCTTGGCCTTCTCCGTGGCCTTCATCGCACCCTCGCACAGCTTCAAGTCCACGGCGACGCCGCGCGCGTTCATCTTCTGGTCGAGGTGCCAGATGCGCCACATGCGCGGCGTGGCGTTCCACTTCGGGCAGTGCCGGTAGACGGCGCGCATCGACGTGATGTCCTGCGCACCGTACTTCAGGAATTCCTGCCACTGCTTGGGGTGCGAGTGGCGATCATTGTACTTGCCATCCTTGCGCGGGATGCAAAAAAGCTGGATCAGCTCGCGGCCGCCGTCATCCTTGCCCTCGGCGCCGAGCTTGAAGATGTCGGACAGCTTGTCGAGGCCGCCGGGCAGTCCGTGCATGCGGGCGAGCGCCATCGTGCAGCGCCACTTCGTCGGCATGTATTTCCACTGCGGCCAGCAGGTGCTGATGAGCTGCTGCTCAAACTCCGCGCCGTGCGCCCATATCTCGTCGGCCGCCAGGGCTGCGCGCGTAAGATCCATCGAGTGCAGCTTGCCGCCGGTTAGATCCTCGACGTGGATCGGGCTGTCGTCGATGGCCCACTGCGCCATGATGATCTGCGCTTTGGTAGCGTAGAGCGCGACGCCGCGCCGTATCGGCACGGGCGAGCGAGTCTCAAGATCCAGCCACAGCTTCATCGCTGCACGATCTCGGTGGGGCGCCAGGACTGCATGACGATCAGCTTTTCATCCTTGTCGCTGCGGATAAGGACACGATCGCCGAACACTCGGACGACAGTACCCTTGAACCAGAACGCGGTGTTGTACCTCGACATCCATGTCACTCGCATGTGCGGCCGAAGCGGCTTGTCGATCATCTGCCGATCTGAATGATCATGTTGTCGTTGATCGGCCCGTCGGTCGATTCGACGATGTGATCCATCATGTAGCACACGGCGAAGGCCGCGCCGACAGCGACCGCGGGGTCCTTCGGTGCTTCGACCTTCATCTTGTCCCATGTCTGGATAAGCTGCGCAGCAGCCTGCTTCGCGCGGATCTGCGCGCTGCGCGGCATACCCTGGATCAGCTCTTTGACCAGCTCCATGTTGTCGTGGACCGAATCGGTGAATTGCTTTGCCATGTCAGCCTCGCTTGAAGGGGTTGATCGCGCCGCACGATACGCAGCGGATGCGCCAGGGCTGAAGGCCGCCCTCGTGCTCCTGGCGGATCGTAACATCCAACACGCACTTGTGCCGCAGGATCGCGCACATCAACTCTTTGAACCGCTGCACGATGCGCTGCCAGAGTGTCGGCGGCTGCGGGATAGGAACGACGTGCGGCGTGACGTATGCCGGGTATTCCGGCTTTGTAGCGCTCATCAGAACCCTACAGTAATCCGCCTCTAGCAGCGCGGACTGCGCGGTGTAGTTCTTCGTGGTGTAGATGGTGGGGTCCATGTCAGCTCCAAAAAGATGCCGGGGCCGTGGGCACCCCGGCGAGTGGGACTAGGCCGTCAGGTCAGCGTCGGAGGGGGAGTCGCTGCCGTCAGTGCCTTCTGCGCTGATCTCGTCGAAGTCATCAGCATCGGCCGGCGAGCCGCCGCCCGAGAACACTTCGCCCTTGCGAAGATGCTGCACGCCACGAAGCTGCGCGTTGATGCGCTTGCCGTAGGCGTTGTCCTGCGCCCAAAGCTCAAGGCTCGCGTTGACGTAGTAGCCGCTGAGCAGCAGGCCGTCAGCCTCGCTCAGTTCGTTGCGCTGCCCATCGAACGTCGAAGGCCGAACCTTCGCACGCGCGCTGATGAACAGGTTGCCCTCGAAGCCTTCATAGTCCGACTTGGCGTCGCCATTGTGCAGGCACGTTTTGTCGGCGGTCTTCAGGCCCTTGAGAACCGCATCGGCCCTGACACCCCACTTCTCTTTGGCCACCGCAGCAATCGCGGCGTTGATCTCTTTGATCTGGGGATGCGTCGGGGGAAACAGGAATGAAGCGGAGAACGCTGCATCACCGCCGCCGGCCGGTGCTGTCGCCTTGAACAGATTGGGGAAGGCGAGGCGGACATCTTTCAGTAGAATTCGCATTAGAAGCTCCTGGATCGTAGCTAAGGTTTTCGGATTCGCGCACCGCGGTAGAAACCTGCCGGTTCGCGAGGTGGATTCTGGGCGGGTTTGCGCTCAGAGTCAACAGGTGCCTGCGGCCTAACAGGCTGCTTTTTGTCCTTGGGGTCAGCCACTGCGCAACCCCACGCGCCAGTCGTCCAGGAGTGGCGCGAGTCGCGCGCCGTAGGCGTACGCCTCGCGCGCTGTGCCGAAGCCGAGCGCCTCGCGCACGTCATGGTTGTAATTCAGCGACACGAAGTCAAGATCAAGGCCGATGACGTAGACTTCCTCGCCCCCCAGGATCTTAAAAAAGACCCACTTGTTAGACGATAGGGGCATCTTCAAACTCCTGGGCGGTTGCTGTGCCCGTGTAGGGTGGCCGCGTGTCGCTACCGAGTGTCAACACCGGCTTGGCCGGCGGCCGTTCGATGTACGGCAAGAATACATCATCCCAGAGCTGCCGTGTCTTCTTTTTGTCAAGCAGCTTGGCGGCCGCAGATGCCGTGATGACCGACTGCGGCTCGTAGGCTTTCGGGCCGAGCTGGCCGACCAGCAGCGGCTCGACCGCCTCGGGGTTGCTCCACTTGCGGTTGCCGAGCTTGCCTTCGACGAACTTCATAGGCAGTCCGTCACTGCCGATGATCTCGCGCCCCTTGCCGACGGCCTCATAGGCCGCCAGCGTGACGCTCTTGCACCATTGCTCGATCAGCGGTACAGCGATCATCGCCTTGCCAAGGTATTCTGTGCTGGTGCTGAGCACTTCGGGCGGCTCAGCACTGATGGTGTCGAAGTCGGCGCGCACTTCCTCGGCGACGTAGGCCGCAAGCTTCGGGCACTCAGCCTTCGCGCGGCACCAGCGGCACTGCTTGTCTCCAGGGTGCATGTAGTCCTGCGCGCTGTATGGAGGCCGCAAACCGATGAGCGCCTCGCCCGCGAGCTTCGCAGAGCGCGCGGCGCGAGTCGTCAGCGCGTCGATTTCCTCGACAGTGAATTCCTTCTCGCTTATGTTGCCGATGCGCGGCTGGCACACGATCAAGCGCACCTTGCCGATCAGGTAGCCGAGCAGATGGGCGTCGGCGATGAGGCCCGCAGCGTACAGCGCGAGCTGATGGTTGGGCAGCGTCTTACCGTTCTCGATGTAGAACGCCTCGACCTTCTCGCCCATGCCGTATTTGAAGTCGATGACGGTCACCATGTTGGGCTCGATAATGCCGGCGTCGCATGTTCCGCCTTGCTTCTCGCCGAGGAACGGCAGATCGACCCAATGCTCGACGAACAGATGCTTGCCGAGCGCGAGCTGGCGCACCAGGTCGAGATAGACTTGGATCATCTCAGCGCGGTATTCATCCATCTCGTAGTTAGCGCCATTAAGCGTGATGACGCCGCCGAGCTGCTTCTCTGCGTCAAGGCCGGTACGTAAACAGTCTGCCGCCCACTCGTGCGACGCCGTGCCATCGTCGGCGTAGGTGCTGGTGCTGTCCTTGTGATTCGCGGGATACGCGAAGCTGCCCGGACACTCGATCCAGCGGTGGGCGCTCGACGGGGAGAAAAGCGCGTGCTCGCTCATGCCAGCAGACTCAGCACTACGAGGATCGTGTTGGCTATAGTGACCAGCACGCAGAGGCCGAACGCAGCGGCGAGCGCGACTATCGCAATCCACTTGAGTACGGTCATGGCTTGTAGTTCCTGTAGAAGCTCTTGAGCAACTTTGTGCCCGGAGGGTTCACGGGGCCGCTGCCGGCCCCGTGCCCCTTACGCTTACAACCCTTTTCGCGCAGCGGGCGCTTCGAGATGCGATAGCCGTGCGGCTGCCGCAGCTTGTTGAGCATCGCTGCGCCAAAGAGCGCCTGTAGCTCTTTCAGGCTCACTCGGTCAGGTCCGTTTCGCCGGGCATCTCGGCAAGGATCGCGAGTCCTGCCTCGATGAACGCAGCAGCCTTCGCAGCCTTCACGCCGCTGACGCTGGTAGCGCCGTACTCCTTGAGCAGCGCGACCGCCTGGTCACGCTTCTTGGCCTTGAGCAACGCATCGACAACGCTGCCGACCGTCTCGCCTTCCGTCTCTGTCTCGGGCTCAGGGGCCGGAGCGGCCTTCGGGGCAGCCTTCGGAGCGGCCTTCGGCGCAGCCTTCGGAGCAGCCTTCGGCGCAGGCACATTGCCGATCGGGGCAGGCGAGCCGGGCACATCGCCGGCCAGGATGAACGCAACGTATGCCTCAGCGGCTTCGAGCGTATCCTTGGCAGAGCCAAGGTTCAGCTTTGCGGCTTCCTGAAGCGCGATTGCGCGGGGTGCAACTTGGGACATGGTGTAGGACTCCTAACTTAGTAATGGGTCTTCGATCGAAACATCATCGCCCCTGATGTGGGCCATGATCTCGACGCCGCGGGCGTCGATCCAGCGAGCGTGATTGTACAGCACAATCGCGCGGTATATGCCTTTTCCCGAGCGAAACCGAACTGTTCGGCCAAGGAACGGCGAACGGGTAAGCACCTTTCCGATGCGATCTGCGCTCGGCTTGTTGGGGCAGCGCGTGTAGATATACTCTCGCACGTCGCTCGTTAGGACAACATCCTTATCGAACGGCCCTGCACGCTGCTCGAACAGCTCCGCCATCAGCTCGACATCCGCCGACGCACTGGCGCGCGCCATCGCTGCCTTGGCCGCCGTCAGCGGGGCGCGGGCATCTGGGTTGAACCCGGTCAGGTCAACATTCAGGAAGTAGTGCCGCAGTACGCCGGCAGCGCGCGGCGTGTTGAGGAAGCCCTCGAACAGCCACGTCATTTCCGCCTCGGTCATAGCCTGCGCGTGCAGCTCGTGCACACCCCACTTGCGGTCGGTGTTGTCGAGTGACGCGGCGTTGTCGGCATTCGAGCTGGCAGTCAGGAAGAAATGATTCGGGATGGTGACGGCCGCGAGCCCCTTCTGGTGCAGGTCGATCTTGTTTTCCACAATCCAGCGCTCGACCTTCTTGCTGAGTAGCTCGCGCTCGATACGCGACCCAACGCTGAATTCGCTAAGGTTGACGTGCCAGGCGCCGCGCAGGATGTCGTTGAAGTCACTCGCCAGTACGCTGCTGCTCATCTCGACGCTGTACTGTGACCCGACTAGCAGCGCGGGGATCTTGGCCACAAGGGTTGTCTTTCCGTTTCCTTGGGTCTCGCTCCAAATGAGCGGAGCGCTTTTGATCTTGACTCCTGGTCGCTGGATGACGTGGCCGTAGAACTGAATAAGCCACTCTCGATAAGGAACGTCGTCAATGCGGTCAAACAACCATTCGATGCGCTCCAGCTCACCAGCCGTGGCAGGTATCGGATCAGCAATTCTCGGTCGGTAGAGGTTGGCATATGTGTCCTTGAATTCGGTAAACACGATGCCTTCGCCGGGGTGGAATCCCAGGCGATCGACCGTCGGCTTGTCCGCGCCAAGATCCTTCAGCATCTTGACGACGCTGACGCGCGTGCCGTTCCTGCGCGGCATCTTGCTAGCGAATTCATGCTCAAGGCCGAAGTTAGATCGGAAGATGCGATGCGACTCGCGGTCGAAATACTGCTCGAAGTCCTTCACGTAGATCAGTCTGGCCTTGAGGAAGTCGCGCGCTGCGGTGTAGTTTTCCTTGACCGATTGCGTAGCGGCCGCCTCTGTCGCGCTCGGCGCCTCGGCCTTCAGCACCTCGAATTCCTCGGCGGTTGCCGGGGTGTTGAGGCCGCGTGCGCCGGTGTCGTCGAAGCTAACCCAGTGCGTGTTGAGATCGTCACGGCCTTTGTACTTCTTGCCATCCTTCGACAGCTCATCCCACAGCGCGAGCCCTTGCGAGTGGCCGCGCGTCTCTTTGTGGATGCTCTGCCCTATGTTGATCCAGTCGTCATACTCGTCGATGTCGAGCTTGCGCATCTTGACGAGAGCCGCCTCGCGCACTCGGGCAATGCTGAACGTCGCGGGCGATTGGTTCACGACTTCACGAGTGGGCATCGAGTCTGCCATCTCGCGCCATACGCGGTACACCCCGGCAGGGATGTTGGGAAGGTTAGTCCAGTGACCGAGTAGAGGTTCACCGTAAGCCCACTGGTACGGCTTTTTTGTCAGGGGGTGAACACTCGGAGGTAGTACATCCTGCACCGACTCGCCGCCTGCGGTCGCGCAGCGCAGCTCGAAACCGCTGCCTTTCGGCTTGATCGTGCGTAGTGGCTTCGAAAGCTTGTACAGCAGCTTGTCGCGGCCGGCACGGCCGCTCGTGATGTGCACGCTATGGGGATCGTTGCGCAGAGTGTCGATATCAACACTGTGCTCTGCCCACCATGCGCGCGCCGCCTCTAGATCATCAAGATCCAAAGCGCAGGTCCCCGAGAGCGCATGCAGTAGCCCGCAGCCGCCGCCGAGCGCTTCGATGCTCTCCGCAGGCATTGGGGCCACGTTCCAGCCATCGTATCTGGGTGCCTTCTGGCCAAGCTCAATGGCGCAGAGACGCCAGCCGGCGGCCTCGTAGTCGGTAAAGCTAATGGTGGGGCTCCGATTACTCTGCGCGCAGGATGCCCTACCAACCGTTCATTTGCAAGCGCTCTAGCGCATTGGCCAAGGGGTGTACGGGCACAATGCGCCTTGTGCCGGGACGGCAATCCACGGGCTTCAGGTGCTCCCACGCCTCGCGCGGCGGTCGCACGTCGCGGTTGTCGCGTATGCGCAGCCGCGCCGGCCCTGTGTTAGGGCGCTCGAAAAAGCCGGGGTACTGTTCGCCTTTAGGGAACGGTCTCATGTGACACCGCAATTCTGCAAGAACAGTGCCAAGTCAAATGCCGGGTTGGCATCCTTGAGCGCGTAGCCTATAGAGTGCGCCGTGCGGTCGATGCCGCGCAGTTCGCAGTCCGTCAGCGCTAGTCTGCTGTGCCGCCTTGCGCGCCAGATGGCGTTGGCGATGAAAAGATAGTCGCGTCGTGTCACGTATCACCTCATTAGGGGATCGGTTGCCTTGGGGTCCTGGTCGCGGCGCTGCAATCGCGCCTCAAGCTCGCTGCGCAGATTGATCATTTCCGTCGCAGTATGGTCGGACCATGCTTCGCCGAGTGGATCGCCGCGCTTAAGCATCGTAAGCAGCGCAGCGCACGCGGCCGTGGTCAGGTCTAACTCAATGTGCTCATATCGCATGTAATTCATCCTCTGTGCATTCCCACATAGCGCCGTCCGACATGCGCACCGTATAGCGCCATTCGTCAGGGCGCCCGTAACGATTGCAGATGAAAACATGAAGCACAGTCGCGGACTGGTCGGTACGCGCGGCGTCGTCGGCGTGTTTAACGTGCACCCGCTGAGCGAAAGCGAACTTGGCCGGGGCGATCATCGCGGCCACCGCTTGACCAGGAGATACAAGCCGACCGCGACCAGCCCGCCGCTCATGGCAAGGACAACGGTCAACGCCGCCGCTATGTCGTGTAGCTGTTGCTGCATCATAACGGCACCGCAAGCGCCAGTACCAGCACCGCTAATGTGAGCAGCGCCGGAATTCCTTCGCGCGGTTCATCAGCGCGAGTCGCAGAACCTAACACCATCGCCTGAATGAACAGCGCGACTATAATTGCAACATGTATCACGATGGTTTACTCCCTAGTGGCGGCATGTCGTCGGCCTCGGGTATGTCGATGCCGGCCGGTAGCGGCATGCCGCACGCGGCTGCCGTGAACGCGCTCGCCGCGCGTAGCGCGTCATTCCACTCCTGCAAGCCGAATTCGCTGTCTCCGACTAGCACCAACGTCCACACCTTGGCGTTGGCCTTGAGCGTCATGGAGAGCGACGGCAGCTTGTCGCCGTCGCGCTTGAGGTAGTCGCATCCGATGATGCGCCAAATGCTCGCCTGTTTAACCTCAGTCATACCTTCCTCCGGCCGGCGACAATCAACAGCGTGCCGGCGATTAGCGCGTAAGGCGCGGGGTCATTCCAGTGCAGTTCGGGGGCTGCGACTACGCGCCCTTCGCAATGGGTCTCTGAGCGGTAGCAAGGTGGCTGCCTGTCAAGAAAGCCGCCCCCGTGCGGTATCTCGCGCAGCGGTGTGCTCGGCGCTGTGCCGCCCCCGCCTATAGGCACAACTACGGGCGCGACGGGGATGTAGCTGCCCTGCGCAGGGTCTCCGGGCTGGAAATAGACCGGCGGGGCTGCGTAGGAAGGCATAGGAGCGGCCGGTATCGGCTCCCCTGCCGCCTCGCGCGGCGCCTCGGCGCACGGCGCCACGGGCCTGCTAGGATTGCGTATGAGCGACTTGAAACACCCGTTAAGGATGATCGGGGCTGGCGCGTCGAGCAGCTCCACGTCGAGCGTAGGCGGCTGCAAGTACGGGATGCCCCCGCCATGCTCAGTCAGCGGCTCGCGGAAAGCTACGGCAAGGATGCCCAGTTCAAGCAGGCATGCGGTGCCGACGATTGCAACGAATGTGCGGGTTTTCATCTTAGTACCTCGGCGGGCAAAGCCGCGTTGTGGTGCCATCGGGCACAAAGATCGACGTTGGACACCCCGTGTCGTGCGCCTTGAGGTGTTCCTGGTCCCACGATTGCGCGCTGCGGTCAGCGGTTTCGCGGTACGCGCACGAGACTACTACGAGCGCGATTGCTGCGGATATGATTAAAAGCCTGTTTTGCACAATACACTCCGATTGGCACGTAAATTGCCAGAATGATAAGCAGCGGATACCAGTACTTGATACCGTGGACGCTACGCACTAGCGCTCTGCTCTAGGAATCGTGCGATACCGTGGAGGTGCACTATGTCGCGCAATATACCCCAAGCAAGGCAATGCGTGCCAAGGTTCCATACGCGCTCGCGGTACCGCTTGCAGACCGGGCATTCGATGTCGTGATTCGAGTCAATAAAAAGCATATCTAGATCGTACATCTCAGTGCACTCCTAACAGTAGGTCGATTGCGTACGCGCCGAAGCCTACCAGGACCGGCGCCAGATACAACAGCGCGGCGATTACGATGCGGCGACGCGCTTGCCACATGAGCGCCGGGAACCAGCCTGAGAGTAGCAGGCACATTACTAGCGCGATGGTCACGGGCCGTCTCCGTTGCCAACGTCGCCGCCGCATATCCAGCATGGTATCGGCATTGGAACCTGCGGCGCGCAGCTAAGACACTGCGGCGCGGGCGGCGCTTGGGGCGCGTCTGACAGCGCCAAGAGCACAAGCAGTGCGGCGATCATTTGACTACCTCCCGCTCTATGCGCGCCATTCCACCATTGTAGCTGTGCGAATAGCTGCCTGTCTGCCTGAGACAATGCAAGATTGTGCTCTGCCGTATGCTATCGCTACAGAAGCTAAGCCGAAAATAGGCTGTGGCGCGCTCTAGGTTAGAGTCATGCTCGACACGTTCGGTGCCGTCGCGGGATCGCAGTGTTATCCGGTAACTCATTTGATTACCTCGCCGAGCGCAATGCGTCCGCTCGGAAACCCGGCGCGCGGCTCGCTTGTGGTCGCAGTTTTGCCCGGCGTGAACTTGCGCACACCTCCACGCTCATACTCGACGCCAATGTAACTGGGCACCTTGAGCGTGTTTGCCACGCGCACATCCTCCACGCTGAACCAGCGCGTTACCTCACCATCGAAGCCTTGCGGATGCGTGTGGTACAGCCCGACCAGCTTATATTCGCTAGTGAAGGTTGCGCGCAGTTCAAAGTGCGAGGCAAGTCCCGAAGTCTGCGCGATGCTGTACACGTATTTGCCGTCGCGCTCCAGTAGCACACCTCCAAACTCGTTACCGCTGTGCCACGACATACTCTCGCATGACTGCTCGGCTGCGACCGCTGCCTGATCCAGCGTATCGAAGCTATCGACACTGACGGGCATCATAACAGCCCCCAAGGCGAACGCGGCGCCACGTAGCAAACTGCGCCCGGATCGGGCACATGCGACGGGTATCGGTTGCGATACCAACCCAAGGCGAGACGCACGGCCGTTTGTACGTCGGCGCGTATTGTGCTCACGATTGCACCAACTTGGCGAATGCCTCAATCTCGGCCGCACTGAACGTGTGACAACCAACCCGCACTGTGCCGCTTTCGGTTATCTCTGTCACTGTGAAGTTTCCGACGTTCATGCGGGCATCTGGCTCGGGGTGGTACACGTCGCCGCTCTTGCGCAGCATGGCGTAGAACGTCAGTACGCGCTGCGCGTCCGCAAGCGGGACTTCCGCACCGCGCGATGTCTGCACAATGCCGCCGCGCGTCAAGCGCAGCATGTCGGGCACGTTGCGCAGATACACGTCAGCGCCATTGCGCCATTCCACGATCTTTTCAGCCTGCGCAAGCACATTGATCCGCGCTTTCTCTGCCTCGCGCGCTGCGCGTGCGTTCGCAGCCGCAACCATCTTAGCCGCGCGCTTGGGATCCTGCAGAATGCGATCGCGGCGAGCGTAAATCTGCCTCAAGTCGCTCTCGACATTTAATTCGGGGCAATCCAGCTTGAACGCGCCGCAGTAGCCGCGCACATTACTCTCAAGATCCTGCAACGTCTCGCCGGTAATGAAGTCCTTAAGCCTGTAGCTGTCCGCTGGCACGCGCATGAGCGCCTCGGCCTCTTTGCGATACTGCTTGACCAGATACGCGACGTTTTGCTTGTGGTCAGGTTCCGGGCGCCCGTACTCACTCACACTCGGTACCTCAAACTGCCGGTAGCGGCTTGCAGCGTCGCGGTAGTGGAACAAATGCCGCGCCGTGGTCATGCTCCAACGATTCGGCACAAACAACGCCACGTAATCCTCGGGCGCTTGGGGGTTGTCTTCCCGGAGTCGCACAAGGTGCGCTACGACGGTGTTGTAGCTGTACGCTCGCGCGCCGTCAAACTTCATGCTGTCGCTACGTCCGTGCGGCTGCGACAACTGCGCCCAGACGTGGGCGCACTGTTGGTTGGTGAATACTGTTCGCATGGTCAATTACTCCTATGCTCGCTCAAGTCCGTCATGCGTGCAGCCAATCTGTCCGCACGATCCGCAGTAATCTTCACGCGCTATAGGCGTGATGTCATCAAGGTCAACACTGTGCCTGTAATCGTCGCCGATCATAACGGCGATCACGCGCCCGGTGCGTTCTTCGAGTCCCGTCCACTCGGTATCCGCGTCGGGCTGCGTTTCCCAACCATAAACCCTAAACGCTACGCCGCCATATCCGCGCACAGTGTACGCCTCGGCGCAAAACGTAGTGTCATCACCTTCCCAATTTGGCTTGCGCATGTTAGTTGAACCTCACAAGTATCGCGCGGATAAACATCCGCTGGAATGCCTCGCGCGCATCGCGGCCGTGATGCTCTATCACAGTGTAGCCGCGCGTGCGGAAAATGAGTGAGTACCAATTCTGGGGGTTCATCGTGATGCCCTCATGGCAAGGTGCCAGCAATGCCGCGCTGCGCGCACCGCGCCCGCGCGACGATCCGGTCTCAGGTATCGCTTGGCCACGCGCAACCATTGGCGCGCACGGCGCTTGCAGCCTGCTTTGGTGTCGTGCTTCACGCGGCACCACACGCGGCGCAGCGCCGGCCGCTGTCACGGATGCATGCCGTAGCGGCTGCATCGTATGTGGCGTGCCGGACGCTCCCTCCAGCGCCACACGTTGCGCAGACTACGCGCCATGTGTCGCGTCCCTCATAGGGCTTCGGGCCGGCGATAACCTTGCGCGTCCCGCACAGCAACATCCGGGTTGAGACGTTCATCGCACGGTCTCCGTGCGCTCGTAGGGATGCGCTACGCGCTCGTACCAGGGCGCCATTGACTCAAGGGTGGGTTTGCAGCCTTCGGCCAGTTCGCGCCGTGCCTGCTCGATAGGCAAGCGATTGGCGCGAGCGTAGTCGCGGGCGAAGGATTCGAATTCAGACAGGGGTCGCATGGTCATTTGCTCCTATGCATTGAGATGTCAGCGTATCACACGCCTCGGTGCGGTGTGTGACTCAATTCACGTTTACGACACGCGGCACGCACAAGTAATCCGGCGCTTGCGCGCGTGCCTGCTCACACGCGACCTTGGTACTGTACGTCTGCACAGTCTCAAGGTTGGTGTGCCCGCTGTTCCACACGGCCAGCGTCCACAACACTACGTAGGTGAAACTCATGACAACCGCCAAGCGCTGCCGTTGCCTGAGCGCTTCGCAAGTTCCATACCAGCGCGCTGCGCGAGGTATCCGCCCTGGGCGATCAGCGAGCGCAGCGCGGTCACTGAGAGTGAGCGCAGCATGATCAACGTATCGCGGTCGGTTCGGTTCTGGATGGTCATTTGCGTGTCTCCGTTGCCTAAAGTAAGAGATGCACAACCCGTGCCAAGTGTAAGTCATTGATTGCACTATGCATGAGTGACAAAGACTGTCAAAGGTGCCGACAAACACGTCACTAAGCGTCACAGACGGTACACTTTAAGGCGTGACACGTGTGCCGTCTGTCCACCCCGTTTTCTACTCGCCGCTAATTCTCTCCTCTCACACTGCCCTAACCTACTACTAAGTGTCACAGACGGTACAAACAATACCTAAGTCATTGATCCTCGGCGATGTGCCGCATGCTGTGCCGTCTCTGTGACACTTCCCAAGCGTCACACGCTTCGCGATGGGTGCAAAAAGCATGCCACGAGTCGCCGCGCCGCCTATACGCGTGCAATAGGCGAAGGGGGTAGAGACCCCTTTTGAGGGACCCGGTGTAGGGGGATGGAAGCGGCGGTTCAGTCTGCAACCGCAATGCGAGGCCGCCCCCACTTTTTGCCTCAGGACCCAAACCGGCCGCCCCTAATAAACGGGCCACCCCCTTTCCGCAAAAATCATGCCAGGGGCTAAATGCGACAGGCCGGGGGCTATGTGTGCCACCGCACAGACGGGGGTGCCCGGCCGGTGTAGAACGCGCGCTACCAAGGGGGATTTTATGCCGATTCTTTCAGACGTAAATGAGCAGTTCGCTTTGTCGATCTCAGGGGACTGCAACGCCCAGTGGACGTTGCAGCTTCAGGAGACTGTCGCCACGCCGCAGAACGTAGGCTCGGCGACCAATGACCAGAACTTTGACTACGAGGGGGTTGATACCAGCGAAGGGGTCACGCTGCTCGGCGCGCCGGGAGTGACCGGCTTCACGCTGGAGATGACCTACTTCAGCCTGGTGAACAACGACGCCTCGACGCAGCAGTTCTCATTCGGCAAGAGCGTCAACCAGACGTACTACCAGATCAGCCCGACATTCACACTGGCTAAAGGGTGGTCGATGATCTACGTGGCCGGGGCCGGGTGGACGGCGTACGACGCGAACGGAATCGCGCAGTCGGGGTCTTCAACGCCTAGCGGGCCGTCGCAAAGCTTCCAGGTCGATTACACGTTCACCTCGGGGGATGTCTCGAACGGCTACGCGATTGTGACCTGTCCGCTGCCGGTGCCGTACGCGGACGCCGGCTACGGGATTCAGGCGACGCTCGGGAACCAGAACACTGACGGGGGGTACCTGGCGCTCGGCTACATCGGCGGGGATGGGGCAGGGCACGGATCGGCGCCTACGCCGACGGGGTTCACTGTGGTGCTCCTGGCGATAAACGACACCGGGATTGTGGCCGGGCAGAGCGTGATCGTTTATTGCTTGACGACGGATGCGTAGAGGCGTACAACAAATGCATGCGCCGACGGTTGCTTATGATCCTGCTCTACGTACTAGCGTTCTACGCAGGAAAGCGCTTTGCTGAATTCGAGCACCGGCCGATCCAGGCGTACGGTTTCACTGTGGAAATGCCGTGGACCGACACGGCACTGACCGCAGACCCGAAGCCTGATCCGAAGCTGAAGGATCTCGGGCCAACGACCGACGAGCCGGCGCCCGCCAATCTCCCAAAAGACCCCACCACTCCGATCGTACCGTTTGAGGGCGGCGCCGTGTGCGGCGCCTTCACCGGGACGATCGGAATTTGCCAACAGGAGACGTAAGCATGTTCGTGTTCATCGTGATCGTTTGGTTGAGCGCGCAGGGCACCATCGAGGCCAGCGCGACCGGAGCGGCAGCAGATGTCGTCTCGTGCGAGAAGCTCGCCGAGAAGAACATCGCCGACAACGCGAATGACCCGCGCCTTCAAGGGCTGACGCCGAAGTACTCCTGTTGGGATACGCGCCCCGTCGAGACGGGCGGCAACCCCAAGCTCGAAAAGGCCCCGCGCCACAAAGCCGACGAAGTGTGACGTGGCTCTGTGGAGCTACGTAATAGGACCGATCCCTGGTAAATGCTCCGCGTGTGGCGTGCTTCTGCGCCACATGCGGGACCAGGGCATCATCCGTTGGGCCGGACGTGACTGGCACATCGCTTGTGTGCTTCAATACCTGCCCGAAGACGTGCCCTCACCAGGTGCGCCGGTGCTCGACTACGACATCACTGACTGGCAGATGACCCCATGATCTACGAAGAAATTCCGAAATCGCACCTATCGCCGACGCACGTAGTTTGCTGGCCGCCGGGGAAATGCCCTGAGTGTGATTCCTACAGGCGTTGGTGCAACTTGAACTGGCATTTCGTTTTGCGACGGCTGCTTGGTGTATGAACGAAGACGACGCCATGCACGAATTCATCGGCAAGCTGACGCTGCGCGCGTTGCAGGGCATGGCCACCATGCTGATCGTTGCCATCCTCATCGAGGCGCTGATCAATGCGAATTGACCAGAAGGCACAGGCGCGCGGCGAGGCGGCGCTGGATGTGATCGACGAGATCATGTCGGACCCGTTCGCCGAGAACAAAGACCGGCTCGCCGCGGCGCGCGAGATGCTCGACCGCGGGCACGGCAAGCCGAACCAGGCGGTCATCATGGTGCCCTTGGATCGGCAGCGCCGCCAGGCCGCGGCGCTGTACTCAGACGCTGAGCTAGGAGAAATAATCGAGGGGGAAATTGTAAGCCGGGAGCAAGCCGAGCAGCTCGCGCTGCCAGCACCAGAACGGGACCCACTACTAGAATGAACGTCCGCGGAAAAATCTACAGGCACCAGCCGTTCGAGTACCCGGCGCAGCCCCCTTTGCCGTTCGATGGCTTCGGGTGGAACAGCACCGAGAGGATCTTCGAGACGCTGATCCGCAGGCTGAAACCTAGCGTCATCCTGGAAGTAGGGAGCTGGTACGGGGCGAGCGCGATCCACATGGCGCGGCTCGCGCTGAACCAGAGAGGCCCGCTCGATCCGCCGGTGGAGGTAATCGCGATCGACACCTTCCTCGGCTCGGTCTACATGTGGCAGAACGCGGAATTCGACAAGCATCGCGTCAACGGCCGCATCGACGTGTACCCGCAGTTCCTCTCCAACGTGATCTGGACCGGGCTGACCAACACGATCACGCCGCTGCCGCTCGACTCGGTGAACGCCGCGTACCTGCTCGGGCAGGCTGGCGTTGTGGCCGATCTGATCTACATCGACGGCGGCCACGAGTACGAGCACGTCATGCAGGACATCGCCTGCTACAAGGATCTGCTGCGGCCGGGCGGCGTGCTGTTGGGGGATGATGCGAACTTCCCGGACGTGCACCGAGCGGCGGTGGATTCGATCCCAGGCTTCGAGATTCACGACAGGAAGTTCGTATGGACAAAGGCGTAGTTGTAACGCCATACGCCAATGAGCCGATGGAGATGATCCTTCGGTGCATTGAGTCTGTTGCGGCGCAGACAGTGCCCGTACGCCATCTCCTGGTGGCCGACGGCAACCCGCGCAAGCAGTTGGAATTCTGCCAAGGGGTAGAGCACGCCACGCTGGAGAAACGATACAACGACTGGGGCAACACCCCGCGCGCGTACGGGATGATCCACACCTCCAAGGCGCCGTTCATCGCGCTGCTCGACGTGGACAACATCTACCTGCCGGAGCACATCGAAAGCTGCTTGGCGACGGCGAAGGCGAATCCGGACTGCGATTTCGTCGCCAGCAAGCGACAGTTCGTGCGCTACGACAAGGGTGCCTACACACCAAGCTCCGCGGTCGATGAGCCGCAGTGGAAGCACATCGACACGAGCTGCTACTTCTTCCTGCCCGGTACGTACGCGCTCGCGGCATACATGTGGGCGAACGGTCCGCAGGAGTGCGCGCGGTATCGGTACAGCGTGGACCGGCACGTCTACGGCGCGCTGCGCGCTGCGGGCAAGAAACCGGCCTTCACCAACCGCGAGACCGTGATCTACACCGTGCACGGCGAGCCCGCGGAGAAGCGCCATGCTCCCCAGTAAGAAGCCGCACATTTTCCACTACGCCGGTTGGTGGTACTGCGGCCTGTATGGCCGGATGATCAACGGCTGCGCGAGCGGAGGCTCTCCTGAGCACGCATGGAGAGTCTGGTGTCTATTTCAGACCGCCAACCGATAACCCCACAGCAAGCTGCTGTCGAGAAGCTGCGCCGGCAACGCGCCCGCAGCAGCCTCGCCGAGTATTCGCAGTGCATCGACATTCCGGGCGTGCCGCTCTGGGGTGAGGGCGAAGATGATCCGCTGGACTCCGTTGAGGATGGCCAGACACGGATCATCGAGAAACGTCCGACGATGTTTGTTCCCATAGAAACGCGCATCGCGCTGCACCATCTGGTTATGATGATGGCCATTCAGCGCTGCATCGAAACCCCGCGCGGGCGGCTGATGATCTTCGCCCCGCCAGGCAGCGCCAAGTCAACATACGCCTCCGTCGTCGCCCCCTCCTGGGCGATGGGCAGGAAGCGCAACCAGTCGATCATCCTCGGCGGCTACGGCACCAGCATTGCGGCGAAGCAGAGCCGCAAGGTGCGCGCCGTCGTCAAGGAGCAGGTCTACACGGCGCTGTGGGAGTCGGCGCCGCGGCTGCTCGATGACCAGCGCGCCATCGACGACTGGAGCCTGACGAACGGGTCGAGTATGATGGCAGCCGGCCTGCTTGCCGGAATCACGGGCAACAGAGCAGATGGCTTCGTCATAGACGATCCCGTAGCAAACCGCGAGCAGGCCGATTCCTCGACGATCCGCGATAAGACGTACCAGGAATACATCGACACGGTAATGACCCGTGCGAAGCCGAAGATGTGGTGCATTCTGATTCAGACACGGTGGCACGAGGAGGATCTAGCCGGTGCGATACTTCCTGCAAACTATGAAGGCGAGTCTGGTCGCATTCATTGTCGCGACGGGCAATGGTGGGAAGTCCTATGTATTCCGGCGAAAGCTGAACGCGCCGATGACCCGCTCGGTCGCAAACCTGGCGAGTATCTGTGGCCGGAGTGGTTCCCGCGCGAGCACTGGTCAACGTGGGAAGATAATCCTCGCGCTGCCCGCACCTGGTCCGCGCTTTATCAGCAGCGGCCTGCTCCACTAGCCGGCATCCATTTCTCGCGCGAGATGTTCAAACTCTACGATCCGTACTTGCAGCCGTTATGATTGAGACCTACGCCAACCTCGACGCTCTGCCGCGGGCGCTGCGCATTTATGGCGCGAGCGACTACGCGACGATGGAGCCCGACACGGCGAAGCGCGAGCCTGACTACACCGAGCACGGCGTCGTGGGCCTCGATGCGATCGGCGATCTCTGGTTCCTCGACTGGTGGTTTGATCAGTGCGAGACGGACAAAGGCATCGCGGCGTTCATCAAGCTCGTCGGGCAGCACAAACCGATCAAGTG